TTTTCACCATTCTTATATGAACCCTTAAACATTAATTGTCCATTATCATAATATTTTTCCCATATACCATCTTTTTCACCATTCTTATATGAACCCTTATACCATAATTGTCCATTACTCCAATATTCTTCCCAATAACCATCTCTTAAATTATTCTTATATGAACCCTTAAACCATAATTGTCCATTATAGTGATATTCTTCCCATATACCTTGTTTTTTTCCGGTATTAATATCATACTGATTAATCCTCAACCCATCTACAATGGGTTGATCCTTATTCCATTGAGCCCATCTAGAATCTTCTCCACTTAATTTACGTGGAATAAAGAGTTTTTTCTTATCTTCATTAATATTTTCAGTTAATTTTTTAATTAATTTTCCATTCTTATATGAACCCTTATAATCTAATTGTCCATTACCAAAATACCTCTCCCATATACCATCTTTTTCACCATTCTTATATGAACCCTTAAACCATAATTGTCCATTACTCCAATATTCTTCCCAATAACCATCTCTTAAATTATTCTTAAATGAACCCTTATAATCTAATTGTCCATTACTCCAATATTCTTCCCATATACCATCTTTTTCACCATTCTTATATGAACCCTTAGACCATAATTTTCCATTATCGTGATAATACTCCCAATAACCTTCTTCTTTACCATTCTTATATGAACCCTTAGACCATAATTTTCCATTAAAATGATAAGCCTCCCATATACCTTCTTTATTACCGGTATTAATATTATATTGATTAATTCTTAATCCATCTACGATGGGTTGTTCTTTATTCCAATCAAACCATCTGGAATCTTCTCCACTTAATTTACGTGGAATAAAGAGTTTTTTCTTTTGTTCTTCTGTTATTATAATTTTCATTTTAATATTTAAATATTTTAGTAAATATTTCAGGTGCCAAATCTAAATCTAAGATCCTAACCCTAATTTTCATACCATTTTTAATAGCTTTAACCACACGATGTTGTCCATCTAATATACGTATAAACTCACCACCACTCTTTATTAATATAATAGGGTATTTCAAATCCGCATTATCAATTCTTTTTGGATCTCTTTCAACATCTATTAATAAATGTTTAATCTTATTAGGGTCTATTTCAAACCCATTATCTAATTGTTCAATCACATCATCAAATGTGATTTTAACTATCTTACCACCTATTTCATCTCCCCAAGATGAATTAACACCACTCCCTTCAGGTTGTTTGAAACTTTCACTTAATAAATCAAATTGTTTTTTTGTTATTATAATTTTCATCTTAATATTTTGTTATTTTTAACACCAATTTCCCATTTCCTTTTATGGCTCTATGCCATTGATGTCTTGGTATTTCAATCTTACCTTCCATTTTAATTGGTAATTCATTATCCCTTTGAAACATCCAATCTGTTTCACCAATTACCTCAACAATCCTATCTTCATTATCCCGATGCCATATAAGTTCCCCAGAATCTAACTCAGAATCAAACTCTCTTATAACAACATTTGTTTCAATTTCTTTATCTAAATATGGTTTCATAATATATTGATTTATAAGTAGTTATTACCAATAACCACTTGTACTACCTTTAACAAGTCCTGATCTATTGAGGCGGCAAGCCCAATATCCAGCCGTCATTCTATCTTTCTTCTTAGCGCAATTGTGTCTTGCGGCAAAACTCTTTCTTGCTTTAGAATTACCCACTCGTGCTTTTAAACCACCTTTTTTATCACCAAAAGTAATCTTTTTTATATTACCTGTTGATGGGTTTTTAACATATACAACATATTTCTTACCCGAACCGGTATTTCTTTTAATTTTATTTAATTTAGGGTGTTTCTTTTCTTTCTCCTCAATAATGCTCTCAATTAAACCTTTAGATAAATCAGTCAAATATTTATTCATTTCATTAGCATAAGTTTTACTTTTAACTGTCCCTGTATAATATTCTGAATTTTCAAAATCAATAAAGTTTTCATAAGCCAAATCACCCCAACCTTTTTCTTTAAGATATTTATCAATTTCATCAATATCAATTTCATCTTTTATATTATCATCTTCATATTTACCACCATCGTATTCAATTAAAAATACATCTAATGGTACAACTTCACCTCTAAATGTTCCGAATCTTCCTATATCAGTGCTTTCAAATAATTCTTCATCACTACTATCTAATTCAATTGATCCACTATCATATAATCTTCTTGTTTCAGATAATAAATCAATATGGGCTTCACTACCTGGTCTATACACACTTTCATTAACAGATATACCATTTATTAAATGATATTTTAATCCTTCACTAATTACTTTTTTCATACTTATACTTTCATTTACATCATTATTTCTTAATTCATCCAAATATTTTTCAATACCTTCTCTATCTTCACGATTAAATACTTTTAATAATTTAACGTTTTTAGTTGATATGGATTTGCGATCCCCACCTTTTTTTATATAAACCAATCTTTCATCCAAGGCGTGTAATGGTACGTCTTGATACCTATATTTTTTATTAAAATAAGCCAATGGAATCATTATTTCTATTACAGCTGTTTTATTAGTCATATACATTTTCATTATTTACATTCATATTTATTATATAATATTTTTTACCTTTATATGTATAAGTTATTGGTTCTGCTTTAGCGTCAATACAATATGTCGGATAATCTTTTAATAATCTATCTAAATCAAAATAACCATCATAGATAAATAACATTCCAGGTAAACCATCAATATTACTATATTTTGGTGGTTGATTACTCGTTCCTTTATATTTATTCTCATCATAAAACCCAACCGGATCTTCCATAAATTCTTTATTCAAATCATTTAATTCGGATGATTTTTTAATTTCCTCATCGGTAAGATTATCAATATCATATTCATAAAAAAATCTAAAACGACTACTATCAATCAACATATCATAAAATAAATCATCCCAAGAAAAATATTTTAAAATATTTTTTTCGCCAACACGTTTAATTAAATTATTTGTTTTGGTTTTACTTGAATTTAAAACGTCACTACTATCAATATTCTCTATAATATCATCTATTGTTTCATCATTAACAACAATATATGCCCCAATAATACTATTAACCCTATTAATTTTTTTACGTAAATAAAATTGTGAGTCTTCAATAGACATAATTTCAGGGAAATAATTTTCACCAAGAGATTTAGACCAACTACCAAATACTTTAGCCATTAATTTTTTAGGATTATCAATGGTTTTATCTTGTAAATATTTTTTTATACTACTAGCAACTTTTTTTGGGTATATAATATCACCATTATATTCATTATATTCAATTCTATCCGTATCACTAAAACTAACATTTAATCTATTATCTATTGCATCATACCCTTGAACCTTACCAAAAACATCAACAAATAATGCGGTTTTATAATCATCACCATTACTACTCCTATTTAAGATAAAAAACAAACTACCATTTTCCATATAATTCTCATAAGTGCTATCATCTGTCACACACCATTTAGTACCTTTACCATAATAACAAGAAGCTTCTGCTGTTGATGGGTATAATATGACAATACTATCGAATTCATCAACCATATCAATATCATTCTTTAATTGTATCTTTCTGTTCGATCTCTGAAAAGCCTTTTCCGTTGCTACGGTAAATGAATCTAAGTCTTTATATGAGTATATATCGGTAGATAACTCAGCATTCTTAAATCTTTGTGGGTAGGTTTCTAATACAATTAAAGCATTTCCAACCTTACCCCAATATTCGTGATCGAAATTTTTAACATTCCTTAACCCAAACTCTTCAACAAATCTTTTATATAACCAATGAAGATATTTTTTATTTGGTGAAGGATCATAATCATATAATTCAGATATTAAATCCGAAATAAATACATTTTCTTGTAAATTATATTTCTTTAAAAACTTTTCTAAGAATTTTTCTTCCATTACATATCTTTGATTTCATCAACCAGTTTTTTATTTAATCCAACTTTCTTAGATGTTTTTTCATCCAACCAATATACATCAGCATATTTACCACCTTTAGGGTGCTTTAAATAAGGTCCAATTTCAAACTTACCACCTTCAAGTTTTCTTTTACCCCAATCATTAATAAGGCTTTTAGCTTCATTGTGAATCTCATTCTCCAATTCTTTATTTTCATCATCTTTAGCACCTTGTTTACCTTTAAATCTTATAGATAACACCGCACCTGATGGATCACCCAATTCAATACTTACATGTTCTCCGTGTCTTTTTGATAAATCTTTAAAGTCATTATAAAGATCTTTAATATGTGATTTTAATTTATCAAATGTCATTTCATTAAATGCCCATCCTTCCATCATTAATTCATTTGCCAACCTATCAATTTGGCTTTCTGTTAATCTTATTTTCATATTTTTTATATTTGTTTTTTTATTTTATATAAATAGTTTATTTGTTTTTAAAGTGAGTTAACATTGCATAAACACCAGCGCTTTTTAAAATTGTCATAAATGCATCCATAAAATCAACATTTCCTAATAAACTATTTATAATATCCGAATAACCTGGCATTAAAGATGTAAACGCCACAATTGATAACATCTCATTTTTGAAACCCTTTAATGATTTATTTTGTCTAAAATAAACAACAATCATAGCAATCGCTAAGTTTGTAATTTCAAAAGCATTTAATGGTTGAACTGCATACTCTTTAATTAAAGAACTAATATTTCTAATAAGTGCATTTATACCAGAACCAAATGAAGTTAAAAATCCTACATCTAATCCAATATTCTTTTTAAATTTTTTTAATATATCATCTACATTATCACTTATTTTACTCTCATTTAAACCTGTATACTCACTTTGTTTATATAATTCTTCAAATTTATCCCTAACTTTTTTACTTCTCAATGGTATGGTTAAATCAAAATACATATGACCTAAAGGAGCATCTTCACCTATATCCCAACTTAAATTACTTAATATTCTATTTTTTAAATCATTAAAAACGTTTTCTTTTTCAGATAATTTCCCATCTTCCAAGTAATAATCATCGGAAAATACATCCCAATATATATTAAATAAGTTTGTTGTATCACCACCATCCATATCACCTTCACCCCATCTGCCAGTCATATCACCAGTAGTTAAATCGTATTGATTTATTTTTTTACCATCAATAGTAGGTTGCATTTCATTCCACTCCTTTTTTCTTTCGTCAATTCTTTTTGGTGTGAATAATTTATTTTTTGATCGCTCAGATTCAGTTAACGGTATTCTTTTAACTAACTCACCATTCTTATATAAACCCTTATACATTAATTGTCCATTATCAAAATACCATTCCCATATACCATCTCTTTCACCATTATTAAATGAACCCTTAAACCATAATTTTCCATTATCAAAATATTTTTCCCAATAACCATCTCTTAAACCATTATTAAATGAACCCTTATAATCTAATTGTCCATTAAAATAATACCTCTCCCAATAACCTTCTTTCTTACCATTATTAAATGAACCCTTATAATCTAATTGTCCATTATAGTGATATTCTTCCCAATAACCTTCTTTTTCTCCATTCTTATATGAACCCTTAGACCGTAATTTTCCATCAGTATAATAATACCTCTCCCATATACCATCTTTTTCACCATTCTTATATGAACCCTTATAATCTAATTGTCCATTAAAATAATACCTCTCCCAATAACCTTCTTCTTTACCATTCTTATATGAACCCTTAGACCATAATTTTCCATTAAAATGATAAGCCTCCCATATACCTTCTTCTTTACCATTCTTATATGAACCCTTATACTCTAATTTTCCATTAGAATGATATCCTTCCCAATAACCTTCTTCTTTACCAGTATTAATATCATACTGATTAATACGTTCTCCATCTACGATGGGTTGATCCTTATTCCAATTAGCCCACCTGGAATCTTCTCCACTTAATTTACGAGGAATAAACAATTTCTTTTTTGGTTGTTCAGATTCGAAGATTTTATCATAAAATCTTTTAATTAATTCTCCATTCTTATATGAACACTTATACGCTAATTGTCCATTATCATAATAATACCATTTACATATGCCATCCTTTAAACCATTCTTATATGAACCCTTATACATTAATTGTCCATTACTCCAATATTCTTCCCAATAACCTTCTTTTTCTCCATTCTTATATGAACCCTTAGACCATAATTTTCCATTATAGTGATATTCTTCCCAATAACCTTCTTTTTCTCCATTATTAAATGAACCCTTAAACCATAATTTTCCATCAGTATAATAATATTCCCAATAACCTTCTTTTTCTCCATTCTTATATGAACCCTTATACTCTAATTTTCCATCCGAATAATATTCTTCCCAATAACCATCTTTTTTACCGGTGTTAATATCATATTGATTAATTCTTAATCCATCTACGATGGGTTGTTCTTTATTCCATTGAGCCCATCTAGAATCTTCTCCACTTAATTTACGAGGAATAAAGAGTTTTTTCTTTTCAGATTCATCTAATCTTTTAATTAATCCTCCATTCTTATATGAACCCTTATACCTTAATTGTCCATTACTCCAATATTCTTCCCATATACCATCTTTTTCTCCATTATTAAATGAACCCTTATAATCTAATTGTCCATTAGAATAATACCATTCCCATATACCATCTCTGTCACCATTCTTATATGAACCCTTATACCTTAATTTTCCATTACTCCAATACTCTTCCCAATAACCTTCTTCTTTACCATTCTTATATGAACCCTTAAAATCTAATTGTCCATTATAATGATAATATTCCCAATAACCATCTTTTTCACCATTCTTAAATGAACCCTTATAATATAATTGTCCATTATCATAATATTCCTCCCATATACCTTCTTTTTCTCCATTATTATATGAACCCTTATAATCTAATTGTCCATTATCAAAATACCATTCCCATATACCTTCTTTATTACCGGTATTAATATCATATTGATTAATTCTTATACCATCTTTAATTGGTTGATCCTTATTCCAATCAGCCCATCTGGAATCTTCACCAGATATTTTACGAGGAATAAAGAGTTTTTTCTTTTCAGATTCATCTAATCTTTTAATTAATCCTCCATTCTTATATGAACCCTTATACATTAATTGTCCATTACTCCAATATTCTTCCCAATAACCTTCTTTTTCTCCATTATTAAATGAACCCTTATACGCTAATTTTCCATTATAGTGATATTCTTCCCAATAACCATCTCTTAAACCATTCTTATATGAACCCTTATAATCTAATTGTCCATTATCATAATATTCTTCCCAATAACCTTCTTTTTCTCCATTCTTATATGAACCCTTAGACCATAATTTTCCATTATCATAATATTTTTCCCATATACCATCTCTATCACCATTCTTATATGAACCCTTAGACCATAATTTTCCATTATCGTGATAATACTCCCAATAACCTTCTTTTTCTCCATTCTTATATGAACCCTTATACTCTAATTTTCCATTATCATAATACCATTCCCATATACCTTCTTTCTTACCAGTATTAATATTATATTGATTAATTCTTAATCCATCTACGATGGGTTGATCCTTATTCCAATCAGACCATCTAGAATCTTCTCCACTTAATTTACGAGGAATAAAGAGTTTTTTCTTTTCAGATTCATCTAATGTTTCAATGGTATATTCTTTATCGGTTGTTTCAAGTCCCAATTCATATATCTTATCCATTAAACCGCTTCTTCTCATAGTTTTAAAAACAAGATTTTCAGTTGCCATCTCACCACCTTTATCCAAACCAGCTTTTCTATATTTCTTTATCTTATCTTTTATCATATCCAAAGCTTTTCTGGTTTCTTCATACTTACCATCTTTATATAATTCAACAATTCTATTATATTCACTTTCAAATTGTTTTACCTTCTTTTTAATGGTTTCCCTATCAATCTTAACGTCCTGTGGTTTTGGTTTTTTAATCCATTCATCATTCATTACAGAATATATACCAGTGCTTTCATGTGGTTCATCTTTATCCTGAGCATATAATTCAACATCATAACCTTTGATTTTAATATCGTGATTGTCATTCCACACAGCTTTCTTAGCGTCAAAATATTTCTTGATTAATTCCTTATCATCAAACTTATTGAAGTCTATAAGAACATGTAAATCCACGTCTGAATATTGACTCCAATTATAATTAGCTAAAGAACCTGTGAATATAATATCCTCAATAGGTGCTTCAACTTCCAATGTTTTATGAAACTCCTGACCGATAGCAACTAATGTGTCTTTTATCTTCTTTTTTAATTTATCATCTTCATCCCACACTTTAGGGTTTAATTCCTTTTGTGGTTCAAATGATTTTAATATCTCATCCTTGTTTTCTATTTGTTCATTTATATTCATATCAATAGGGATTAATTTTTTTCCAACATATTCAAATATCTGTTTAATTTTCACATCCTTACCATTTATTATATTCACCTCTTTTTCGTGAGGATTTCCTTTTATATCAACACCCTCAATAGTAATACTATTTGGTTCTACATAACCCTCAATAACAATTACCTTCTGTTTGTTTTTACCATAATATTGTTGGTTAATTTCAGCAACATCAATTACATTATTACGTGACGTTGTCCAATGATTACCCATATCTTTTAGATTAACCTCAGATAAATTATCTATAAATAAAACCCTATAAATATTACCACCATTTTCAATTAAATCCTCCACTTCCGATTCATACAACTCTAATTCCCAATTAGCCGTATTATCTGAACCATAATAATTGATCCAAGATTTTAATATCTCATCCTTGTTTTCCATTTGTTCTTTTATTATCATATTATCATAATCATCTTTCCAATCCATACTTTCCCTTACACTACCATCCTTATCATAAACGATATATGCGATTTTCTTAGCCATTTTATATATATCTTTACGTCTAATATCACCATATTCAAAATATTCAATAGATAACCCATCGGGCTTACCATCAATATAATTTACAATTTTTTCCAATTGATTATTAAATGAGTAATACCATTTCCATATACCATATTTTTTACCATCATCAAAACTACCAATTTCCCCTAAACTACCATTCATGTAATACATTTTCCATAAACCAGTAAACTCATTATTTTTTGTCTGACCATCAAATTGGATTTTACCGTTTAAATAGAATGTTTGGTGTATCCCTTCGTACTCACCATCTTTATACCCTATTTTATACAATATTCTACCATTATTATCATACATAATCCATAAACCATCTTTTCTACCGGTATTTACGTTATATTGATTAATACGTTCCCCATCAACTATCGGTTGTTCTTTATTCCATTGAGCCCATCTATTATCCTCACCAGATATATTACGAGGAATAAATAATTTCTTTTTTGCATCACCCATATAATGTATAAATATATTAAAAATGTATTTATTTTATAGTTTAAGTTGAATATATTTCCACTATGAGCACAATTAGTTATTTCGGAAGTAAAAGTAAGATAGGTTCTTTCATTGAACCATTTTATCCAAAAAATATTAAAACATACGTAGAGCCATTTTCAGGGACTTTCCAATGTTATTTTCATATGGACTTAGAAAAGTATCCAAACTTAGAAAAAGTCGTTTATAATGACTTAAATAAGTATATTGTTAACCTATTTAAATGTAATAAACAATATAAAGAATTTTATGAATACGTTAAAGATATACCATCACAAGATCCAGAATTATTTAAACAATACCACACAAAGTTATTCGGAGGTAATCACTATGATACTTTTGAAATGGGGGATTTTGATACTGCTACTGCTTATTCTTATGTGATGTGCCAAATTTTCTCAGGAACTAACCCTGAAAAAGCTAAGTTTGTAGATCTTAAAGGAAAATATACTTGTAAGTTCGATTCATTCAAGAATAAATTAATAAAGCAAAAAATGAATTCACATATTGATAGAATTACCGATATTGAAATGATGGACTTCGCTGAACTTATTAAAAAATATGATACACCTGAAACATTATTTTATTTAGATCCACCATATAAAGGTAGAGAGTTTCAATACTTTAAAGGTGATGGTAATTTCGGTGATTTAGGTCATCAAAGAGTGGCTGATGTCCTTAAAGATATCAAAGGAAAATTTGTTTTATCTTATTACCATTTTGATGAATTAGATAAATGGTTTCCAAGAGATATTTATAAATGGGAATTTAAGGAATTTAATAAACCATCAGGCGCCTCAAAAGGTAAAACACAATCAAAGGCGCAAGAACTTTTAATTATGAACTACTAGTATGAAAAAAAAAGAATACAACTTTATTAAAATTGAAAGACCTAAGTTTGAGGAAAAACCATCTCAAATAATGTTAGATATTAAATCAATTGAATCTGAAATTGAGTTGGAGGAAAAGAGAATAGTTAATTCTAAACAAGAATTAATTAAGGAGTTAAAAAAAATAAAAAAAAATCAAATCCCTGTTATCCCAAATAAAATAACATTGTGGATGAAAATAAAGTTTTTATTTACCGGTAAATGGCATTAAAAAAACTTACAAAACAACAGCGTTATTATAGAAAAAATAAAGCTAAATACAGAAAGTGGAGAAGAAAACGAGTTAAACGTCTAGTCGAAAGCGGTGAAATGGCTAAGATTAATAAACTCAAAAAAAAAATACGCAATAAGAAAAAAGAAAACAAAAAAAGAAATAAAAGAAAAATAGAAAGAAAGAAAAACGCAATCTATTTTATAGCCACAATTAGGGGTAATAAACCATTTAAAATTTTTAATAGGTATGTCGATTATTCTTGGGCATCTAAAAAATGGGATACCATTTTAGAAGAACAAAAAAACTTATTTTATCCAGGTCTTAAATACCCCTTAATGTTTCTTTATAAAGTAGAACCAGGTGAAGAAAATACAATTACGCAAAGAAATAGTATAGGTAAAATTATTGAAACCAAAATACCTGGTTATAAAATCATATTTCAAGATATATTTTACAATGAAATTAAGATATATTTTAAAAACAAATCTGTTAGAGTTCCTGCTTATTTCCTTATTCAACTATTAGATATGAATAGTAATATTAAACAAGTATTTCTTATTAAAAATAAAATATGTATTGAGGATGAAGGTAAATACTTTTTATTCGTCTGCAATGATAAAAATGAAGCATCTTCTATTAAAAATAGATTAAGAGAAAAATATATGGAAACAGGTAAAACTAATGTTCTTTTCTTTAACGATGTAAATACAATATCAATGAAAGAAGAAATCTACGATAATATAGTTAAACAAGGTATATGCGATTTAAAATATTTAAATAGGAGTGACAATTAATTATCATCAAAAAGTTTGTAATTATACAATAAACTATAAAATTCATCAATATTGTTTAAAATGTATTTACTAAAACCATTTTTACTTTTTAATGTAACAGATATCGTTAAATCATCCATATCAATAGTATTTACCCTAAAATAAAAATCTTTGTTTCTTGGTAATTCGTACCATCGTTCAAGTTGATAATTTTTATTTATTTCATTAAATATTTCTATATACTTGTTGAAGTTTTCATTTTCTTCGATATCATCTTTAATCTTTTCCAAGTTCCAATTCACTTCACGTTGAAACCTTTCTTCATCAAAAGCATCCCAATCAATCATTTCATATGAATTGTCCATCCAACCACCAATATTATCATCTTCAGTTATAGTCTTTAATAATGAATTAATTGTATTTTTTTTGGGTTGGTATTCGTCAAATAACTTAATTAGATTATTAACAGTTGTTTTATACATATAATAACAACTTTCACCTGATTTTTCAATACCATATTTTTCAAAATAATTACATAATTCTTCTTCAATAGTCTGTTTAGCACCTTCCTCAGCAGCTCTATTCATCTCTGTTTGGTAATCACTAATTATATTACTAATCCACCTATCAAACATATCAGCTAAAGTTTTAGAAACAATAGTTCTTACCTCATCGTCACTAAAATCAGCATTAACATACTGAGGTAAAATGAATTTAAGTATTTCCCTTAATAATTTAATATTTTCATCATTAAATCTATCTACTATATAACCTTCATCCCATTCCGAATCAATATCCATAGGATAAAAATCATAATCATTATAATAACGACTATCAATAATACTTAATAAGTAGTCATCACCATCAGATAAATCAAATAATTTTTTATAGTTATCTAACCCATCAAAATCAAACTTTATTACGGATTTACCCCTATCTTTTTCATTCATAATAAATTTTGTAATATTATCAGAACCAATAATTTGATTTGAGTTTTCTTTACCATTGATAAAAGCCTTTAATAGACTAACAATAGGTAATTGTTCGGTTAGTTCATTTATTAGGTTAGTTAACTCCGGAAATTCGTCATATAAAAAACCAATTCCTTTTTCAATATCAGCTGAATTATATACGTATTTTTTTAGTTTACCACCATCTTTTTCCATATATAAAGCAGCCTTATCCCTAGGATAACGCTTATCAATAAAATAATATAAAATACCGTTACTTGAATATTTTATAAAATTAGTTTCGCTTTCAGTTGATGATGTACACCATTTAGTTTCTTTACCGTAATAACAAGAAGCATCATATGTTAAAGGTCTAACAACTAAAAAATTACTATCTTCAAATACTTTATCCACACCTTTTTTAGCTATTCTTTCTTTTTCAAACCTTGTTTTATTTTCTTCTAATATTTGTAACATAGCGAGAAGATAAAAAGGTATCACATAAGCATTAATATCTTTTGGGTTTTTTGTTATTTTGTCAATATCAATAATATTTTGACCTTCAAATTTAACACCAGTTTCAATGAGTCTATTTACAAATTGATTTACAATATCATCATTAATTCTTTTATAATTTTTTTCAAAAGGAATGACAATTCTATTTATCATCTCTTCAATCTTATCATAATCCTTAAACTTTAAAGAAGAGTCTAAATACTTACCAATCCACTCAGAATATTTACCTTGTGATGTTGGATCAACAGTAAACATCCTATCAATGAATTCACCATCGGTAGGATATTTATTTTTTACTTTTTCAATTATTTCCTTTTTACCCTCTAATAAAACATTCATTTAATTTAATCTTTTACTTTCTTTATAAGCGGCTTTTTTAATTTCTTCTCTTCTCTTAACACATTCTTTGGTAAATGCTTGTTTTTCTCTAAGTTCTTTAACAACACCTGTTTTATCAAACTTCCATTTAAACTTTTTTAAGGCTCTATCTAACCCACCTTCTTTTTTTATATCCACTATTATCATATTATTTCATCAATAAAGCACCTATAATTATTCCAGGTAATATTCCATAACCAAAATATAACGCCTTTCTCATTACACCCATAGTTTTATAGTCATTTATTATACCTTTATAGTTTTCTTCATTTTCTTTAAACTTACCAATAACAATACTATCACTAGCCATTATTATACTATCCTTTGTAATAACATCTTTATAATCCATTATTACTGAATCCTGTTGTTTAATAATTTCTGTCTTAGTCGAATCTTGATACTTTAATTGTTTAATATTATGAGCAATATTAATTAACTCAACTCTGGTAAAACAAGTATCTATTTTTTGTGAAAAAACATTTATCGTAATAAATGTAAATAATAATACTAATAATTTTCTCATTTAGCAAAATCGTGTAAGAAGTTTATTGCGTTATGAATGTTTGTATCTTTCGGTAATGGCTTTTTCAAACTCTCTTTTTGTTGATTAATTACAGTTGTTCTTTTATCAATATTGTTTATAACTTGAGCTCTTTGATGCTTAATTGAATCAACAACCATTAATATTGAATCAATTTGGTTTGAATTGGATTCAATCTTATCTAATTTATCTTGAATGGATTTTGTTTTATCATCCATAATGTAATTCATAACTATGAAAATACCTATTAATATAATAATAAATTTAATTATTTCCGTTACTATTTCTTTCATATCTTACCCTTTAGCTATTTTATCAATTGAAGCGATTAAATACTTTTGCATTAAATCAATTGATTTATATTTTAGTTCAATTATTTCATTCGTATTATCAACAGCCTTTTTTAATTTTTCAGCTTTATCATCAGTAATTATAAAAGCATCAACCCTATACGTATTAGTTTTATATTTTTTTAATTCAGTAGTATTAACAACTTTTTCAAATTTTGATATATATTTCGAATCCCTAGATAAAATCCATAGACCCAATCCTTGTGATTCTAATTTCTGAAAATAAATATTATTAATACTATTAATATCTTTACCATAATCACGCTCTTCATCATGTATAATTATCATTTCTCGCGATTCTCTTAATACTTGTTTAATTAATTCTTTCATATTCTACGTTCCTCCTTTTTACCGGTTTTTTTTCTTCTTTCAATTCTTCTATCCGATAATATTCCACCCCAAGTTGAAACCCATTCTTTATAGTTTTGTTTTAGTTTTGTAATTAATTCAACGGTTTCATCTGTTAATTGTAACATATTTGCTGATATATAACAACCACTTTGATCATCCAATGAATATACCCACTCAATGTTTTCTTGAGTTAATTCCCCAACCCACTCAATGTTACCTGAAGATATATTTAATATCTTAAACTCAACTAAGTCAGTAACGTTATTAATAAACCCCTCCATTGAAGTTTTAAAAGCTTCTTTTTCATTATCCGCAAACTCTAATTCAGTAGCGTCTATACCTGAAACTTGAACCATAGCCCCATCAATCAAAAACTTTCTAAATTGTTCTTCAGGTTTTTTTAATACTTCTTCATCCTTTTTAAATGTAATTTCTTCTCTCTCACCTTGCTCTACTAATCTTATCCTTTTAAGAATTGATTTAGTAATATCGTGTTTTGTTTTCATATACATAAATAGATTATTATTTATTTTTTATCTTATTTTTAATCTTAGAAAAATCAAATGCGGGACTTAAATCCGTATATTCTTCATAATAATTACTTCTACATAATATACCTTTTACAATCGTAGCATCTAATAACTTCGTATTATGTCCAACAGTATTCCTTGATATGGTGTATTTTGCACACAACCCGTCAATTAAATCTTTAAGTGATTTAGTTTGTTGATCACTATATTTAGCCCAATAACTATATCCACGCCACTCTTGCTCATAAACATCACCCTTATATTGCTCACCAATCCAATTATAGAAATACTTTTTTTTCTTTATTAACCAACCATCATTCTCTAAAAAAATCGTTATTGTTTTTTCATAAGGAACAACAAATGAATAATTGTCAGCCATAAAATGGTTATATATATTACCTTCCCTATCTATCGTATAATTAGGTATTTTGATACTTTTCCTCAATTTAATACCACTCAAATAATCTTTAATACCTCTTGACGTATGTCCTAAGACAATTTGTTCTTTATTATTAGGTATCAAAGAATAATTACTTTCCAATGTTTTATATTCATAATTTATATTCATAATTCATATTATAAATATAATTCTATATAAAATAAAGCAAAAAAAATGGTGGATAACCCACCATTTATTAACCACTAACTATTCCCACCAACATCTAATATCTCTATTTAATAATTTGAATAACAAGTCTTGAGCTCTTTTTTCATTATAATGACCAAGATTCATAGCTAATCTCTGTTTGTAATTATCATCGTTTAATTCAAATACTTGTAATTCTTTATTGGACAATACTTTTCTAACAGCGGCTTTATGTTTAGCAAAATAATCATCATAGTTTTCTGATACTTCTTCAATTTCAAGTTGTTTATAATCAGGCTTATCTTCAATATCTAACCAATTATAATTTGATTCATGATAATCCATATACTCGCTTGAATAAAACTCATCTTGTATTTTTTCAATCAAACGAAGACACCACATCATTCTTTCAGAATCATACTTCGCTCGTGTATGAAAATCTCTATTACCTATATATTGAGACTGATGTTTCAATTTAGTTTTAAGGATTTCCCATATAAAATGATCATCCCAATCTCTATCTTTCCAGATAACAGGAAACCATCGGATTAAGTTTTTAATTGATCGATACATATTTTTAATATTCCAACCAATGTTATCCCATAACCAATTAGTAATTTTTTTAATTAAAGTTTCTTTATTATCCATTACACTACTTTTTGATACCATCCTTTTTTAGATAGTTTAACTAATAAAACCTTATCTTCATTCGTTAAAGAATTACGATTTTCGTAAATATTATTACAAATTTTAAACAATTCTTGTTCAGTTGTGGTACCAACCACCACTTCATCACCATCAATCATATCTTCAATACCTAAATCTTCTTTAAGAAGATTAAATAAATCCTTTTTCTCGGATTTATTTAGTGAGTAGATAATATCATTGATATCACCATCCACATTTAATGACACATAACCCATATATTTATATTTTTTAATTATTTTATTACCTGAAATATCATTTCTATTAATGTCCATATCATCACAATTAACGCAATGATACGGACTATTTGCTTTTTCATTTATTTACTTTTTTAGTTCTTTTTTTTATTGATACAACAATTTTTTCATTAACATAATCAACAAAAAGTGTTTCACCTTCTTTAATATCACCTTTTAATAGTTCTTCCGATATAGGGTCTTCAATATGTTTTTCAATACTACGTTTTAAAGGTCTAGCACCATTTTCAACATCAAACCCTTCATTCACAACATACTCTTTCATTTTTTCAGATATGTCAAGTATATAACCTAAACCCAAAATCCTACTCTTTAACCCCATAATCTCCACATCAAAGATTTCAAAAATGTGATTCTTTTCTAATGGATTGAATACAATCACATCATCCAATCTATTTAAGAATTCAGGTTTGAAGAATTTCTTTAATTCTTTCATTAAGGTAGAATCTATCTTCTCCTTAGAAACAACCTTTTCATTTGTAAAACCAATACCCATACCCTGTTCTCTAATTTCTTTTGTTCCCAAGTTAGATGTCATAATTATAATAGTATTACGAAAATCAACTTTTCTACCTGAAGCATCTGTCATAAATCCTTCATCAAATGTTCTTAATAACAAGTTGAAAATATCAGGATGAGCCTTTTCAACTTCATCAAATAATACAACTGAATATGGTTTTCTTCTAACTTTTTCAGTTAATTCACCACCCTCATCATATCCAACATATCCTGGAGGTGAGCCTATTAAACGTGACTGATTAAACTTCTCAGCATATTCATTCATATCCACTCGTATAAGATTATCTTTACCCTCAAATAAGTAATCATTTATCACCTTTGTTAATTGAGATTTACCAACACCTGTAGGTCCTAAAAAAAGAAAAACACCCGATGGTTTATTAGGGTTTTTAACCCCAGCCCTTGTTCTTTTAATGGCTTTTGATAACTTGGAAATAGCCTCAGGTTGTCCAATAATTCTCTTATTTAATTCATTTTCAATACCTAATAGTTTATGACCTTCACTGGTTGTAATTTTAGATATAGGAATATCTGTCATAATTGAGATAATGTCAGCAATATCTGAATCATTTACAACGGTTTTATTAAGTTTAATTGAATCCTGCCAAATTTTACGTTTTGTCTCTAATTCGTGATTTATATCATCTTCTTCTTTTTTTATTTTAGCAGCTAACTCATACTCTTGAGTTTTAACAACCCTCATTTTTTCCTTCTTAACCTCAACCAATTCTTTTTCGAGTCTAATAATATCTTCAGGAACTACAATATCCTTTATTTGAGTTCTTGAGCCAGACTCATCTAATAAATCAATCGCTTTATCCGGTAAAAACCTATCACTTAGATAACGAATTGATAAATTAACACAAGCTTTAATAGCTTCATCGGTGTATCTTACATTGTGGTAATCTTCATATATACCACGAATGTTATTAAGTATTTCAAGAGTTTCTTCTGATGTTGGTTCACTTACAACTACCTTTTGAAATCTACGTTCCATAGCCCCATCTTTTTCAATGGATTCACGATACTCATCAAGAGTTGTAGCACCAATACATTGCATATCACCACGAGCTAACGCTGGTTTAAACATATTCGCCACATCCAATCCTTGTCCACCTGCACCCATAATTGTATGAACTTCATCAATAAAAAGAATAATATCCTTACTTTTAGACAATTCAGCTAAAAGAACTTTAATCCTTTCTTCTAATTGTCCGCGATATTTGGTACCAGCAACTAAAGCACCTGGTTCAAGCTCAATAATCCTTTTATTTAATAAGGTTCTTGGAGCTTTCTTTTCATAAATCTTCATAGCTAAACCAACCACAATTTGTGATTTACCAATACCTGGATCCCCAATAAGAACTGGATTGTTTTTCTTACGTCTTGTTAAGATTTGAGCTATACGCTCAATTTCTTTGTCACGCCCAATAACAGGGTCCAATTTACCTTGTTGAGCTAAAGCCGTTAAGTCTTTACCAAATGTATCCAATATTGGTGTTTTTTCTGATTTTTTTTCTGAACCATCCGCCGTTTCAATCATAATATAATACTTTTATTTGTTGTTTAATAATACAAAGATAGATATATGTTTTAATATAATCAATTATTCGAAAAATTTAAATAAATCTATTGCATTAGCCCTGATTTTATTTATACTTTTACTTTTTATTTGACGGATACGTTCTTTTGTCAAACCAAACTCATCTCCGATTGCCTCCAATGTCATTGGCTCACCATCAATACCAAAATACATTTTAATAATCGTTCTCTCTTTATCGTCTAATTTATTTAATAATTTTTCCAACTCACTTTTAAGATTAGTTTGGTTGTTGTTTAATTGATTATCTGGCATTAAAGCCCCATCATCTTCAATAAGATCTATTAACTCATCACCATCTTCATTTACAATGTCAAAAATAGATCTTGTAGTTGGAAACATTTCAACTAAGTCTGAATCAGAATCTTTAACTTCTTTCTTAGCCTTTAAATAATCATTTATTTGATTTACAGGAATACGGATATTTCTCGAATGCTCATTGATAGATTCAATAATTGATTGTTTAATCCACCATACAGCGTAAGAAATAAATCTATACCCTTTAGTCCTATCAAACTTGTCAATCGCCTTTAATAAACCCAAATTACCCTCAGCTATAAGATCAGATAAGGGTATCCCATTATTTTGATACATTTTAGCTATTGAAATAACAAATCTCAGATTCGCCTTAATAAGTTCTTCACGAGCTTTTTTATCCCCATTTAAAACTCTCTTAGTTAACTCAGCCTCTTCTTCTTTTGAAATAATGTCGGCATATTTCCTAATGTCTTTTAAATAACTTTTTATTTCATCTTGTTGGATGAAAAAAGTATTTGCGGTATTTGTCATAAATAATATTGTTTTTTTATTTGGAATACAAATATAATAAAAAAAGTCTAATAAATCAAATTTTTAATTTTTTCTACGTTTTGGTGTTGAGTGTAATGGACATAATTTCTTAGAGAATCGATCTTAATCCATTTATATGTATCAAATTCGGGGGTTTTTGTGTTATTTTCATAAAAATACGAATTACACTTAATATCTAATTTTTCAATAGGTGTGTCAGTTATAATTAAGAAAGTTTTAATCTTTTTATTACCACTTCTATATACCGTAAAATCAAATTCGTATTTTTTTAATATGTTAATATCTGAAATAGAAATATTAGTTTCTTCCCATAATTCACGAATAGCACAAGTAAAATAACTTTTATCACCCCCTTCTAAATGTCCTTTAGGTATCGACCAAGAATTATGATTACTAACGTGACCAACCAAAACCCTATCAATTTCAGTTGAGTAAAGATATATCCCACAAGTAATCTCCACTAATTAAATGTCTTTAAGAAGTCCTTTTCTTCCTTTTTTAAAGAACCCACACCAGATTTACTAATCTTATCTAAGATAGTGTTTAAATCCAAAATAACAGGCTCTTCTTTTTGTTTTTTAGTGGATTTAGTCTTAGTATTAAACAAATATTTCAATATTTCCTGATCAATCTGTAAAGCAATTTCTTTAAATTGTTCTTTTGGAATTAAAATAAACGGTGAATTAATCTCACTAATCCTTTGCTTAAGAATACTAATTTTGTCAATAGATTTAAGAGTTAATAATATAACACTTTCACCCTCAACCATTTTAACAACTTCATCACCCAAAAGAATTGTTAAATCATCACAAATCTGACGATTGTTACCGAACATTATTAGAAAGTAATTTATCATATGTTAAATAATTTAGTTCACAAATATAACTATAAATATTTTGAATTACAAATTTTGTTTATTTTTTATAAAAACATTACTATATTTTTATTTATGAAGATAGGTAAAATACATATAAAATTCAATTTTTATAGTAAAGAAGATGAAATGGTTACAAATCAAGTAACTAAATCGGATAGTACAGAATACGGAACACTTACTTTTGACGATAATGGAAAACTTGTTGATTGGTTTGTTGATAAAGACTTACTTAAAAAGGTTTGTGATCAGGCGGATAAAGAAAGATATGGTGATGAACAGGCAGATACATTTAATTTCTGTTGGGAACACTCAATCAAAAATAAATCTGATTACCCTGATGGTGGTGAAAAATTAATAAATAGAGTGAATGAATCTTGGTTTAATGAACTTATTAAACTATCAAATGAAAAAGATACATCGCTTATATTATACTCTTGGGATAATGAAATTAGAAATTAAAATAGATAAAGAAATTATAGATTTCTGTAAATTAAATGAATTAGATTTACCCATTTTTATTTATGACTGTCTTGAAAAAGGATATATTCAAAATAAGTGGGGTAAATCCCCTATGGATTCAATTAAAAAGGATGTTAGTGAAACTACACAAACACCTAAAAAGAAAGGTAATAGGAAAAAAAAAGAAGAACTCACACCAGAACCAATTGAACAAAAAAAATCGGAACCTGTTAAACAAACTCCGATTAATGATTTATATGGTGAAGATTAATATTGTTCAAAACGATCTTTCTTAATTGGGAACTTTTTATTCAGTTCAATTAATTTTTTTGTATACATATCACCAAATTTCATAATACGATCAACAACTTTTTGGGTTATTTCTTTTCTCATCATATCTTTATCGTAAATACTAACCGTTTTTTCGGTTGGTGGAACATAATCAATTTTTTTACCTACATTTCTTTCTGCTGGTACAAAACTAGTACTAACTTTCGGTTTAGATTCATTTACTATTTTTTTAACGATATTAGTTAAATCTTTTTCTGTTAATTTAATTGTTTTCATATCTTTTTTACTTTTTCTATCCCATTTAACATTATTACATTGGGAACATTTATAAATATGTAATTTTTCAGTTTCCTTATGAGTATGTTTTGTTTTTTTACCACATTTTTCGCAACCCATAATCATTGGAATGTGTTTTTTAAGATTTAATCCTTCTTCCATAGTAATATATTTTATCATTTTTTATATATTCTTATAAATACTTACTTTTTAGGGATTAATTCATCTAACATACCACGTCTTCTAGCTGCAAGATACAAAGCATTATTTTTATCAACTAAATCTTTTCTACCTTTATAATCACCTTTTTTAAATTCTTGTCTTATCAATTCAGGTGTCCAAGATATTTGTAAGGTATCAGGGATTAATTCATCTAACATTTTACGTTTTCTAGCTGCATTATATAAAGCAAAATTTTTAATTTGTAAATCACCCCTACTTTTATAATCACCTTTTTTAAATTCTTGTCTTATCAATTCAGGCGTCCAAGATGTTTGTAAGGTATCAGGGAATAATTCATCTAACATACCACGTCTTTTAGCTGCAAGATACAAAGCTTTATTTTTAATTTGTAAATCACCCCTACCTTTATAATCACCTTTTTTAAATTCTTGTCTTATCAATTCAGGCGTCCAAGATATTATGAGTTTATCAGGTATTAATTCATCTAACATACCAAGTCTTTTAGCTGCAAGAAACAAAGCATTATTTTTATTAACTAAATCTTTTCTACTTTTATAATCACCATCGTAAAATTCTTTTCTTATTTGTTCTGGCGTTCGTTTAATTATTAATGTATGGGGTATTAATTCATCTAACATACCACGTTTTTTAGCTGCAAAATACAAAGCATTATTTTTTTCCTTTAAATCAGATCTACTATTATAATCACCTTTTTTAAATTCTTGTCTTATCAATTCAGGCGTCCAAGATGTTTGATACGTATCAGGAAATGCTTGAGTTAATATATCATCCACACCTTTTGTTAAATTATATTTCTTAGATATTTTAACAGATAAATTATATAATTTTACATCCCTTACTTTTAAATCTTTTCTACCCTTATAATTACCATCAATTATTTCTTGTTTAATTTGTTCTGGTGTCATTTTATCATAAAATAATGTTTTAATATAACCCACTAAACCTTGCTTTCTAGCTTTATCGTATAATTCAGGAAATTTAACTTCAAATTCGTCAATGTCATTAACAATATTTATCGCCTGCTTAATTTCTTCCCACCATAGACTAGGAGCACCTTCATTTAATAAAAGTGAATTAAATTGTTGTTCAGTAATTATTATTCTCATATTTCTATAAATACTTACTTTTTACTTAAAGATTAGTATTATTTAACTTATGGAGAATAAATATAAATCACCAACAATACGAGTAGAATGGGAAGATTTCCCAGAAAACTTTACAAAGGAAAGAAAACTTAGAGTTAAATCATACTTCCAAAAGAAATATAATACCCAAAAAATATCTATTGTTCTTAAACCGAAAAAAATTAAACAATCGGAACAAACTGAAATTATTTCTGAAAACTTATTCGATCTTAACTACCAAAAGAAACTTATTAAAGAATATGTTTCACTAAATGGTAATAACATTGATTCGGAGTTTATTGAAAAATTAGATGGTAAAGTAAATGAAAAATTAATCACTAAAAAAGATCTATCATTCAAGATAAATGAATGTAAAATTAAATCAATCCAATTCTCTAATTTTCTTTCATATGGGGATAATAATCAAATAAACTTTGAGAAAATACCCGGTATTACCATTATTAACTCAAACCCTGAAAATCAAGGAGGTAAAACTACGTTATTAAACTCAATCGTTTTCCTTTTATTTGGTTCAACATTTTCAACCAAAAAAAATGAAGAAATCTTTAACCTATACACAGATAAAAATGAAGTTAAAGTGTCAGGTGTAATTCAAATTGACGATCACGATTTTAGATTGGATAGAACACTTACCAGAAAACCTAAAAAGAAGGGTTCCGCTGAATGGTCTTATTCATCTGTATTCAATTTCTTTAAACTAAATCCTGATGGAACAGAAGTGAATGAAACAGAAGAACAAAGAAAAGAAACTGAAAAAGTTCTTAAACAAAATATTGGTGATATTGATGATTTTCTTTTAACCATTATCGCCACTTCAGATAACCTTGAAGATTTAATCCACGCAGGGGCTACTGATAGAGGTAAAATATTTTCAAGATTTATGGGTTTAGATATTTTACAAGAAAAAGGTGATATATGTAAAACCCTTTATACTGAATACCAAAAAAGTCTTAAATCTAATCAATTTAATACCGAACAACTTAAAAATGAAATTGATTTACATAAAGAAGAAATATCTAAAATTAAAGAAGATATTTTGGATAGACAAACCAAAATTGATACAATTAAATTAGATATAGATAGTTTAAATATTCAAAAGGATAATTTACTTAAAAATATAATTAAAATCGATCCTGAGATAGTTAAATTGTCTTATACATCACTTCTAAGTGATAAATCTTCAACTGAAAAATTATTATCAGATAAAGAAACACAATATAAAACACTTAAAACAGATATTGATGGATTAGAACACTTTTATGAAGAAACTAAATACAATTCTTTATTGGAAAAAGAAAAAGAACTTCTTTCAGTTTTATCAAAATATAAATCTAACTTAGATACCATTAAGGAAGAGAATACTAAACTAGAACTTAAATTATCTGAAAAAGATTTAATTGATAAAACAATTATTGATTTAGAAAATCAGATTAAAGAAAAAGAAAGTTCAATTTTAGAACATATGTTTAATCAGGATGCGTTGGATAACCTTATAACTGAACTTGGTGTTATTACCAATGAAAGGGCTAACAATAATAAAGATATTCTATCCACATTAGATTTAATTAAACAATTGGAAGAAGGTGAGTTTTGTCCAACTTGTAAAAGAAAATTAGAAGATGTGGATCATACAGATGAAATCAACCAATTAAAACAAAAAGTGAAAGATTTAAAGGTGACTAATGAAACAAATATGCTACTTTTAACCGAACTAAATGATAAGGTTGATATTCAAAAAGGAGAAAAACTTAAATTGGATAATAACTTATTAATTGAAAGGGGTATTGAAAAATTAAAGTCATCTATTGATATTAATAAAACCAAATTGGAAACAATGACTGAAGCTCAAAATACTATTGAAACTAATAAAGGTAGAATATCTAAAGGTGAAACTCTAATTAATTCTAAACAATCTGAATTAGATGTCATATTAAAAGATATCAAATACCAAAAAGAACAAAAAGGTATATTAGATACCAAATTAAATAATGAAATACTACTTTCAAGAATTGAGTTAGATGTAGAAAGATTAAAAAATAAGTTTAATACAATATTATCAAACATTCAGAAGTATGAAGATAATGTAGTGAATATTGAGAATAATAAAACAATTGAAGCAAAGACAAATGTATTACAATTTGACATTAATACTAAGTCAGATGAAATGAATGGTTTTAATGAAGATGTTGCGGTATTCCAAGTTAATATTAAGAATATAGATAAGATTATTTTGGATAAGGAAAACACAATTAAAACAATCGCTATTGAGGAAAAGTATATTAAAACGTTTGACTTCTATATTGAAATGTTCGGTAAGAATGGTATCGTTAAATTGATTTTAAGGGATAAAATACCTTATATCAATGATAGATTAAATGATTTATTAGGTGATTTAACAAACTTCTCAATCAAAATTAATATTAACGATAAAAAAGAATTAGAGTTTGTGATGTCGGATAATGCAACAGGTTTAGATAAGTTCTTATATACTGGTTCAGGTTTTGAAAGGACAATGGGGGCATTGGCATTAAGACAGGTATTGGTTGAGATTAATTGCTTACCGAAGTTTAATATGTTATTCTTAGATGAAGTATTGGGTAAGGTAGGTAAAATGAACTTGGATAAGGTTGAGATGTTATTGAGTAGGATAAAGGATAATTACGATAATGTAATGTTTATAACCCATAACGAGGAAACGAAGAGTTGGGGTGATTTTAATATTGTCGTGACTAAGGAAGATAATATATCAAGGATTGATTTAGTGGGGATGAATTAAATAAAAAAAGGGACTATTAAGTCCCTTTTTTATTTTAAATTTTCTTTATTACTTTCATACCACTCATACCAAATAACATCAACATCAAATTTATTATTATGTTCATCATATAGATAAAAAATATTATTTCGTTTTAATTTATCATTCCATTTAATGCAATCACCTATATTATATTTTTCAAATTGCCAACCTTTAAATCCTTTAGAGTTATTTAAAGTTTTAGGGATATATAATAGTACTTGTAAGGATTTTAATGTTAATTTAAATGTTTCAACATCATCCCACTTACGATATAATTTATTTTCATAAATGTATAATACAATATTACTAATACCAACCAAATGATCCTTTACAAACTTTTCAGATTCTAAATCAGTAACATATGGTAATACATAAGATGTATCAGTTAAATTATTATCAAAAACTATCGGATTTCTTAGTGCTGTTGATATTGTCTTAATTAAATATTCATCCTTATGTTTTTCCCATAATTCTTCCATCATTAAAAATAAACCTTTACACATTATAAAATAATTGTTCCAAGTTTTAGTACTTCTTTTACCCATTAAAATTCATTATAATCATTTTTTCTAAAAAAACAAAAAAAAAGTAATTTATTTATCATTATTTTAATTTTTCTTCACTATATTTTACTTGTTCTAAACTTATTTCAGAACCAATGTAATTCATATTAAGGTTTTTACAAGCTAAAGCCGTTGTTCCTGTTCCCATAAATGGATCGTATACCAAATTACCCTCAGTTGAGTAAATTGATAATAATTTCTCACATAATTCAGTTGAATACGTTGCTTTATTTAGATTATTACTACCATCATTATTCTTTGCAGTTATGAAATTGTCAATTATTTCATAATAGTTTTGCCCTTTAGGTGATGTTTTAACCACTTTTTTATGACAATTAAAAGTTTTTAACTCATCTTTCCTACAAAAAATATAAATGAACTCAACAATCCTATTTAATCTATTATAAGATGCTGGATGTGGAATACTATTTGATTTCTTCCAAATAATAGTATCGGCAACCATAAAACTTGTATTTCCTATGATTGCCGAAACCAATAAATAAGGTAATGATGGAGTTTCAATTGAATATGAAAAGTTGTATATTACCACACCATTAGGTTTCAATACCTTATCAAATAATTTGAATATATCTATTGTCCATTTAATGTATTCATCTTCACTCTTCCAATCATTATAGGTGTCATATCTTGATTGTTTATCAGCGTAACCACCTTTCCTTTTTGTCATATTGTATGGTGGGGATGTTAATATCACATCAACCGATTTATCAACCATTTTATCCATAGTCAATAAACAATCTTCATTATAAAGCTTATTCATCTACAAAATCAAATTTCCCTTCTTTATATTCCACCACTATTGGCTTATTAACTGGTTGGTATTCCTCATTACAAGTGCTCGCATTTACAAATAATACACCCTCATATTCTTTATAACCGTACCCACAATGTATATGTCCAAAAACATTTAATTTAGGTTTTACAACCATAATTCTACTAAGCAAATCCTGACATCCAACATTGGTTAAATCCCAAGGCATAAAATCACACATATACTTTGGTGGTCCGTGCGTAATCAATATATCAGTATCTTCAGGAATTAAAACCCATTTTTCAACCAATGGTAATCCTCTTCCCAAATTAAACGCCCAATTATAAAACTCAGGTTGCCACGGAGTTCCATAGAATTTCATACCGTCAATAACTATCTCACTATCTTCTAAATAATGAACATTCTTCGGTAATCCTTCAATTAATTTATCAAGCCAAGCTGGTTTTAATTCAAACGATAATTCGTGATTACCAGCAATGAATACCACATGTTCAAACTTCTCAGATTGTTTTTCAATCCACTTAAAGAAGTTTTTAACCTCACTTTCCCTTCCAACACCTGAAAAATCACCTGAATGGATAAGAATATTACCTTCAGGTAATTCAATTTTATTATGCTTATTATGTGTATCACTAATCAATACAAACTTTTTGTTTTCCATTTCTATTCCGCTCTCAATTTTCTTATATACTTCCAATACTTTCTAACAGGATCTCTGGTTAATTCATGTAAGAAAGTAAGATACTTAATGTGTGGTGGTGAAAATAATTCTTCCCTTGTGGGATTATTTTTCCACCTTTTAAATTCTTCTTCCGATGCTGGTTCAATACCCAAAATAACCATTTCTTTTAATTTGTAATAACCCGAACATTGACTATCTATTGATAGTTTTGAACAGTATAATCCATCCAAATACTTCTCACAAAAATTATCAAATGGTGATGGTCTCCAAAAACTTTTCATTTTCTTAGTGGGTTATTTTTTTTAACTTTGTATATTATGTATCGGACATGCATCCAAGGCCCAAACCATACAATAGATATAATAACACAAATGATAAATAACCAACTTGGGTAAATAAAAAACCCAAGAATACAAGGTATTACTAGTATTAAGTAACCCAAAAACGCAAATAATATTTTATATAAATTTCTCATAATACAAATATAGTAAAAAAAATAAAATAAAACAAATTAATTTTTAAACTCATTATCCTGATTTTTAATAACACCATCACCTTTTGACCACTCCAAAAGTTTAGCTTTAACACATAATTTTAGTTCGTCTATTTTTGAAATCGGACAACGGAAATTAACCATTTTTGTAGGTTCGTTGTATTTAGATTTAGCAACCCTTGTTTCTTTTTTTTTCTTTGATTTCACACTAATAACTTCACCCAATAAACTTTCATCAACCAAATATTTATTGTTAGCCCCAGGTTTTCCACCACCAGTTATTAAATCAGGATAAATTTCTTTTAATCTTTTAACCTTCTCCTTAATCCACCTACGTTTAATAGTGGTTAATTTTGATATTTCTTCAATAGTAAATCTTTTCATCTTACAATAATAATAAATTTATTTACACCCATTATTCAATTTCTTTATTCCAAAAAGGTTTTTGATATTCGGGTTTTAACATCCTCCATATTGTTTGTGAATAATCTTTCCTATCCCATAATGAAAACAATATAGGTTGATACTCTCTTGGTTGTTCTTTAACCCACATAGCATATTCCTTCTTTCCAACACTGTCAAATGGGAAATCAGGTCTTTTTGATTTAAAATTATCAAATAAATCATTACAATTTTCTTCAATAACCCAATAATCTGTTTTTAATTTTTCAACATAATTTTTTACTTTAACATCGAACTCGTCAGGAACTCTATCTAAAAACTCATTAAAGTTTGTTTTATTCTTTAAACATTCCCAAATATCTACATTAGAAAAATTAGTTAATAAACGATGCAAACGAACGTATTCATCCGACTTAATTTTAGCTCTAATACCTGATTGATGAAACTTAATTACAAACCCTTCTCGGTTATTACCAATCATAGATTTAATTTGTTTAATATCAGTTAAACCATCATATTTCTTAACAATGTTTATACCAATATTATTCAATAGATTTTTGAACCTGATATCATCACTATTATCTGAATGTATATTAACCTCATAACCACTTTTGGTATGTATCATTCCAAGTAAAACCAAATCCTCAAAATCATAGCTACACACTATTCTGTTCTCAGGATAAATTATCTCAAATATATAAGTATAGTCAGGATGTAATTTACTATATTTGTATTTTTCAAGTAATTTACAACCTTTAACAGATTGATTTGATGTGAATGAACCCTTAGATGTGAATATCCATTCACCTTTTGTTTTTGGTGTTGGGACATAATACGGATCATCATAATTAGGTAAGTTGTTTGGGTCAAAGAACCTTTCCATACCTGTTTCATAATTATTATCGAACCATAAGTTATATCTACTATCTTCACTTAATTTATATTCATAATAAAAAAGAATACCTAAAGAACCATCCATTTTCTCATATACATCAAACTCTTCATTCGGTATAGATGGAAGTTCTTCAATATTAAAGAATTTTGTCATACCTTTAGCGATTAATACCCCCCTATCATCAGTTATTAAAGGTCTAGCATTCATAGTAATATCATCCCAATTTTTATTAAATTGACAGTCACGACTATAATTCCACATAAATAAAGGTAAATTTGGATGTTTTTTTACTACCAATAACCCATTATTAACATATTCATTTAATGTATTTATATCATATTTCATTTTATTTCATTTTATTTTAATCTTCATCACCCCAAACTAAAGGTATTCCATTTTTTAAACTCAATTTATGTTTTTCTTTTGGTACAATATCACATAATCTAAAATCATCTGTATCAGTAAATTTAGTAAAAAAATTATTAATATTATCAATGCGGGTAACTATTTGATACCTATTTTTTTCACATCCCCAAATATCCCAACGATATATTAAAACATCGTAAATATCTATTTCCATCATAACTATTTTAATTTTTGATGCCATTCAACAATTCCGTGTTTTATATTGTGAACAATATAATACCCCCTACTATTTTTTGTCACCCTATATACCACTTCACTTTCCGTTGATTTTTTAGTCATCTTATATAAGTTAAATCTACCTATATTTAAAGCAGTTAATCTTATACCTTTAATGTAAGGCCCATCCATACGAGCCTTAAAATCACTCATTTTCACATCTATCATTATTTTAAATTATTTCTCAAATGTAGGTTTTAACCACATTCCTTTACCAAATATTATTTCAACTATTCTTGGGTTTAAATAATTAATTTCCCTTATTAAATCCAAAGTTTTAATAGTATCGTGTTTGAACATTTTCATCACTTCTTCACGAATTCTTTCACCACTTACAACTTGTTCAAGTTTATCCACAACACTATCCATTAGACAAGTTTCCCATATTCTGGGTGTTATGGTAAATCCTTTGGTAATTGAAAATCTCATAGCTCTTAAAAGTCTAAGAGGGTCATCCAACATTGTGATTTTACTATCTCTTGGTGTAATAAGAAGTTTGTTTTCCAACGCCCATCGCCCATCAAATAAATCAATAAGGTTTCCATCAATATCTTCAGCCATTGCGTTTAATGTAAAATCCCTTCTTATCAAATCATCTTCAAGAGATCCAAGTTTCAATATTGGTCGTCTTGTTCCTTCAGTATAACCAATCTCTTTACGAGCCATTACAAAATCAGCAACCATACCTTTAAACTTATGATTTACCGGAAACTTAGCTCTAATCGTAAACATATCCGGTGTTGAAAGAAATATCTCATATCCTTCTGATTTAAGATATTCCGTCATTAAGTTAAATCCTTCTTGAACTGATTGATTTAAATCATCTAATATGAATGTAAAGTCAATATCCTTAGAATCCAATCCAAGAAGTCTATCCCTAACACATCCCCCTACTTTATATATCTGTGGCATATTTATTTCCCTTATTTATTAATACTACAAAGATAATACATTTTAAATATAAAACCTAAAGTTTTATTTCAAATCTATTCTTCATTTGTTCTAACTTATCTTCAGGTACACCATGTTCATTCACTCCATTATGTCTGTTCTCAACTATTAATGAATGTACACGATAACCATATTTTGCCGCCAACTCATAGTAAGCATCCATTTCCCATTCTTGAGTAAAAGTATTAGACACAACAACCGGTGAATGCTCGTATTTCATAACAAATTCAATTTCCATTTTACACCAAGCATGCGCATCTTTTATTTTAGATGGTTTAAAGTTATAATTACCTTCTCGATCTATAAAATATTGATCAGCTTCTTTATGACAATAATCCTTATCACCAACCAACATTTTAGCTAGAGTTGATTTTCCTGAACCTGGTAATCCTCTAAGTAATATTAATTCTTTCATATTATTTCTTTTTAAATTGTTCAAACCATTCTTTTAATAACTCTTTTGTTGTTTTATCAGATTCTTCAATTCTATTTTTTTGATAAGCCCATTTATGAAAGTTAATCATATCTTCCTCACTATACATTCTTTCAGCTTGCCATTTAGCACCATCTTTAAAAGAAAGTATACTAGTTCTCATTGAAGTTTCATTTTTATTGAAATATGTTTCTGCAAATCTTTCAGCAGCTTCTTCAAGCGTTTCTTGCTCCATTCTATTTCTTTTTAAATTGTTCTAATAACCACTCAGTACTTTGAATAGGTGCTTGACATCGCTTTGCATATTGTTTAGCTATTTCAATTACTTCTTCCTCACTATACATTCTCTCTGCTTGCCATTTAGCGCCTTCAATATATCCAAGTTTAAATGGTAGAATATGTTTTTGTGGTACAATTGGGTTTTCATTTTGAAAAATAACAAAAGCATTTTCAGCCGCTTCTTCAAGTGTTTCTTGTTTTATAATAGAACTGTCTGATTTTTGAATTATTAACCCTCTTTCTTTTTCTTGTTTAGGTTCTTCTTTTGTCATTTTATTGCGTCCCCAGCGATTTGTTTTAATTCTACAATTGCATTTATGTATTTTTCAAAACTTGTGTCCATAGTGTATATTCTGCCTAATGCTTTTTTTAGCTTTTCATTCTCGGCTTCTAATTTCAATCTGATTGGTTCTTCTCCTTCCCAATTGATACAAGTTATGCTATCATCTGTTGATTTTAATACTCTTTTCAACATTTCATTTTCTTCTTTTAGCTTTTCGTTTTTGGCTTGCACCTTATCAGCTAATAATTGTCCTATGACTGAATTAGTTTCGCCTTTCCAATCTTGGATGAATTTGACAATAGTTTTTTCCTCATGCTCCCTGCCCTTTTCGTAGGCTAATAATTCGGCAGGCGTTTCAAATCCAGTAATTTCTTTATAGCCTTTCATTTCCTCAACCCACTTCTCTATTGGTGTTGGTGTTGTTTCTTGTTTAGGTTCTTCTTTTGGAATGACGATTTTGTATTTATAGATATTCCAATGAGATATATAATTAAACTCTTTATCTTGACAAATTTTATCTTTAGTAATTTCAACCCATTCACAACTTGGATTCTTAACAAACCATTCTAAAAACTTATCATCAATAGCTTGTACACCATCTTTAATTAAGTCTTGGTCTGTTGTTAGAATTATTTTTTTGCACCCAGAAAAATTGTAATTAGAATCTTCACATCTTCTTGGTTTACCTATAACTTCTCTATTAAGAAAAGTTAAATACCAATCTTCATCTTCAGGTTTTTCATCAAAAGTGATGTAGATGTGTTGTAGTTTTGAGTTAGATGAACTCATTACTTCTGCACCTAAGTTTAACTTACCACTATTTAAAATGGATAACCTACTTGGTTTATCTGTCGGTATTAAATGTATGTTTTTCATATTAATTCTTTTTAAGACCACAAAGGTAATATATTTTAATTAAACCACCAAATTATTTTTACAAAAATTAATTTATAGGTGTTTTTTACACAAAAATGAATATATTTAAAAAAAATATAAAAAAAAACTTGTATTATCAAATTAAAGTGTTATTTTTGTATCACAATTATAAACAATACCACTATGACTAAGAAAAAAGAAGTAATCATCCCTCAAATCATTAACAATGTAATCGGTAAATGTGATGATTTAATTAATCAAGCAATGGAACGTGAAAACAAAAGATTCCAATCCTTAATAACAAAATTCCAAGAATGGTATTTAAGGCAAGATCCCAATCAAAAGTTTATTTACGGTCCAATTATACCATTTTTACAACAATTATCAGGTAACTATAAAGTTGGTGGAACAGTTGAGTATTATTCAATAAGCTATTCATTCCCTGACAATAGAAAAAGTGGTGTGTTAGTTTATAACCAAGAATCATTTGATAAATGGTTTGATAGATACAAAGAAGATTATAAAATCAATCAGATTTGGAAACTTACCCAATCAATGATGAAACACTTAACCGATAAAGATAGTTTAAGTTCCAATGTGAGAATTAGTAAAACAGCAAAAGGTTTCTGTGTTGAGTTCCAATACTTAAATGACGGACAATTATTCAACTACCAAACTGACGCAATTGAAGCGGGCGGTCATAACATCCAATGTTTCCACTACCGATACATAACCAAAATTAAAAAAGTGACTAACTAAGTCACTTTTTTTATGTCCATTACTATTTATATGATATGGAAAATATTTTATTGCAAGAAATAAATAGAATGAGGAAATTAATGAATCTTATGGAAGTTGAAGATATTAAAACCGAAGATACTTTAAAAAACGATCCTCAAAATCAAAAAATTATTCAGTCGTTGAAACAGCAAATTGGCGGTGAAAAAGAAATCTATATTAAACTTGTAGATAATAGACCCGGTAAAGAAGGGAAAATAAATATAGTGAAAATGGTAAATGGTGAAGTTATTGATATAGATGATGATCAACCAGAACCTATTAATGAAAGTATTATAGACACCCTTAAAATAGGTGCGGTATGTTTTATATTAGCATCAGGTATGGTTTCCTGTAAAAAAGAAGATTCGTATAACATATCAAAAGACTCAAGGTTTATATTAAAACCAAATATTTTAAATACGTTAGGTAAAGAGTTTTTTGATAGTCCTGTTAATTCTAAGAGTAAAATATATATTTGGGCAGGCAATCAATCAGGTTCAAATACAAGATACTTATACCACGATTACTCAAATCAAGATAAAAAATATGGTCCAGTTTTTAATCAAAATTATCCTGATTCTTTCGCTTACGGTTCAAATGGTATTACCCCAACTGAAGTTATTCAAATTCTACCATTTAATCAGACTACGGTTAGTAAACTACAACCCTATAATAAAACAGGTATACCATTAGATACTTTATTAGGTAAATATAAAAATGTGGTTGTGGTAGATGTATTAGGTTCATCACACTATGATTGGTCAGATCCAAATAACCCAAAAGAAGTAAGTAATAATAAATATAAAACAGGTTACGCTATTTATTTAACAAATATTGATGGTATTAATATAGGTGAATTATACCCAACTACATTAGACGTGATGTTTGGTACTTATAAAAACCCAATTACCGGTAATGATAAATTAATGGGGTTAGATGATTACTATTTTGGTAATTTTAATAATTTATTAAGTGATAAACCAGAAATATAAGGACGGTGAAATAATTAAACAAAAAAAGGTGGATTTTACTCCACCTTTTCTGTTTCTGATGATACGGAAGCTTCTTCAGCTTCAATAACTTTTATTTCAGGTATTATATCATCTCTCACTATATTGAAATTAAGTTTGGTTAAATCATCTAGTGACGTTGAATTAAACAATTCCTCTAATTGTCTTTTCTTCTCAGCCAATAATTTAATCTTTTGTTCTCTTTCAATATTAACTCTTATTATTTGTGATATAAATCCTAACATATCTGTAAAAGATATTGTAGGTTCTTTCGTTATCAAATAAGTTAAATTGTCTTTCTTTTTAACAATTATACCCTCTTGTTCTATTTCCCATTCAGGTTTGAAGTAACATTTCATCAATTTTATTTGTCCATCAAATTCAAAAGAAAACACATGTCCCTTATATTCTTCAAACACATCATCTATATTAGTCATCTTTTTTCTCCTTTTCTGTTTCATATATTGAATGTAATGTCGATTTATCAATTTCCATTAATATTTTATAATTTAAAAAGTCATCAGAACTATAATCACCTACTTGTTCAAATTGTATTCCTTTCGGTGTAAATATAAGTCCATTAACAACACCCCCTGTTGGGTCTAAAAATTCAATTAACACCTCTTCAATATTAAATAATTCTTTTGGATTAATATGGTGGTGAACCGTTTCATATATTTCAGTTGAAAACATTAATTTATCTGCATCATTAAATATTTTATATCTCCTAAAAAGATATTCTTGGATATCACAACCTTTTAATTTAATTAACCACCTATTAGTTTTAAGTGGTTCAAAATACTCCCATTTACTTAATTTCATAATACTACCATTCTGGATTTAATTTATATCTTAAATGGTCTAATAAAATTACAATACCAGCCGAAAAACAAGCATCAAAAAATGTAGTTACTAAAAAACTACCACCAATGAATACCGATGTTGGGCTAAATAATACTAAACTTAAAAACCAACCAACGTGAAAACCACAACATAGCGGACATCTAAAAACAGAACTCCAATATTCATTTATACTTTCAGTCCAATCCCTTAACCATTTAAAAATCTTGCTTTGAGTTACAATTGTTGTAATCCCAAAACTAATAATACTAAATAAAAAAACATTCATCATAACGTAAATCCACAAATTAAAAGTGTTATTATTATTGAAAGTGATACACCTAAAACAATTAACTCTGTCATAGGTATAGGTCTAACTCTTTCAGCTGTTATTCTCTTATAAAATAAGAAACCGCTTCTTAAACAATTTAATAAACTTATCACAAAAAGAAATACTAAAATATGTGTCATTTTACTCCGTGACCTTTCATTGATTTTTTAATTTTATTCACATTCTTCCACATTACCTTTGTTTCGGACATTAATTCTTTTAATTTTTTTCTCAACTTAAATGAATATACTTTCTTACCTTTAATATAATATTGTTCAGATAATATCTCAACTTCTTTTAATATATTCTTTAATTTTTGATACTCTTCCATATTATTCAACCTTATCTTGGTTTATTAAACCCATATTAGTTAAATATTCTTCAACAACATTCCAATTAATAAAAGGTCTACCATAAGCAACTTCTTTACCTTCTTCATCTTTAGTTGTCATTATACTTAAAGGAGCACCCAAAGCAGCATCATCAATATATAATTCAGCATAACACTTCGAACTACTAGTCCAATTAGCTTGCGTTGGATTAAAACCCACACTATATAATTTAATATCATTACCCTCAAACCAATCAATAGCATCACCCAATTCATGACCACTACGCATTGTGTTTAATATTAATTGATGACCATTTTCTACCAACTTTTTTAATACCGGAACCGCCCCAATATCCTGTCCTACTTTTGGATATTCATGAGCCACAACTGTTCCATCAAAGTCGAGGGCTATAATAATACCCCCACTATTTTTTAAATTTCCATTCATATCCTTTATATTTTTTTCTTTATTTATTTTTTTGATTTAATACTGCAATACCACAAGTAATTGCGTCAGCAATATCATAATTATTCTTTTTTAATCTACCCTTACTATCTTTTAACCATTCTAATTTAGGGTATAATTTATTCACTTCATCAAATATTACTTTCTTCTTATCTAATGTAGCAAAACCCTCTTTATCTACCTTATAATAATGTTTGTGTTCTTCTTTAATTTCATCAATATTATCAGCTTTTTTCTTATAAGCCCCGAATAATACCAATTTGTTTTTAGCCGAACCTACTTGCATTAGGTTAGGGAATGCTTTCGCTCTCGAATCATATGATGAAATGTATTTTGGTGCTACACCTAATATATCATAACACATCTTAGAGATAATACCATTAAACTTTAATAGAGTTGCCACTGTATATACATTGTTTGAACCTAATAAAGGTTCTTCAATCCAAATATGTTTAATTGGCATACCTTTATATTCTTCAATAAGGGTTTGAACTAAATTGGCTTTTTCATATAATAGAGACTCTGTTGTAGCGTTTTTAACCTTTGGTTCAATTTGTTTAAGTTCTAATACTTTTTCATTTGTATAGTCAAATAGAGCGATACCAACACAAGTTGTTGATACGTCAAGACATAACATAAATACTTTTTCCATATATGGAATATATAAAGAAATGAAAGATTGTAAATATTATATGGTTTTAGAAAAACTAACAACTTTTCTATTTTGATGTGTAAAAATAAAATCCATTTTAATACTATCAACCACACTATCAACTTCAATCTCTAAATCATTTATAACAAGATCTTTGGGATTGTGTTGAGATATTAAATAATTTAAATAACTAGATATAGTATGGGAGTAATCTATCAAATCAGGATATTTAACATTATAATATAGTATTTTATTATCCAAATCTTCACCATTACTAATAATAATTTTACCTTCATATCTAATAGCATTATCAATATCAGCATAATCTAAATCATATTCCCACAATTCATCTACTTTAATAATATATTTTAATGATTTAATATTATTTTTAGTTAAAAAATTATTACTAGCATCTTTAACCATTTTTCCAAATTCAACAGATCTCTCGTCAATGTTTCTTGGGATGAAAAGTTTCTTTTTTTCTTCTCTTAATATTTTTTTAATAATATCTTTCACATTAAAAATCTAAATTTATTTGATATATTGTTGAGTTTTGTCTTGATTTAATTACTGGCGTAGCCAATTTAGCAATACCTACTAAATCTTTATCATCACTATATATACCTACTTCACTTATATATGGAGTTCCTGTAAATACATTAAATGTTGGATTTACCGACCTATTAAACATAGTTTCATCAACAACACATAATAAATTAGTTTGATAAACCGTAGCTCCAATATCGGTTGATACATTACCAAATAAAAACTCTTCATCACCTAATTGTAAAGACGATGTTGTTGTATTACCTGACATATAATTAACAATATTAAACTGCGAACCATAAGTTAAAGCCGACCAACTTAATCTTATCTTACTACTACTTAAATTAGAACCAATAATTGGAAAACCTACTGATTGATTTCTTACCGATGAAGTTATATCATATATTGTCCAACCAGCGGAGTTATATGTATCCCCACTCATAGTTTTCTTTAATAATACATATAATCTATCAGCAGTATAACCAGTAAAATTACTAAAATTAGAAAGGAAACCAAACCCACCAATAGGAAAAGATAAGAAAATATCTGTTTGTTCATTTTTACTTGGGGTAATTGTTGAATAATTTAAACAAGGTAAAGCCGTTGTAAACCCTGTTGATGATCCTAACATATAACTTACCCATAATTGCTCAGTTGTTGCAGATAAAATACCTATAATATCCTCACCACAAGGATCTACAATACTTTCAGTTAATATAGGTGTCGGTAATGTCCAATTTCTATTTGATTTATATGATAAAGCTGCATTTATTTCTTTATCTTCCATAATAGCAACCTTCAAATCAGGAAATACCTTACCAACATTATAACCATCAATCGTATCTACTAAATCATAATATCTTAAAGAAAAGTCACTATTAACTGTTCTACCTGTAAAACCTGTTGTATTACCAGTCGGTAAATTAAATAAACCTAATGGTGTTGATATATTTAAAAAATCATTATCTAAGAATGTATATGATAAAGTATCTTTATCCAATATAATTTTTCTTGTATCATTAACCAATGAAATAACACCATTAGCGGTTTGAGCCGAATTTAATAAATTAAATCCAACATTTATTGATCCCCTTAAACCAGTTCCACCAGGTTTTGTTATATTTAGTAATGTAAATTCATTATCAATTGCCGTTGACCCTGTGAACGTTGTGATAATTACTCTATCACCAGGATTAAATGGAACTGAATCTGTCATATCAAATATTGACACATTCCCTCTACCATCACCATAGTTTCCTGTTGTTACACCACTAAATGAATAATTCTTTCTACTATATAGATTATATCCTGTAGCGTTAGTTATACCACTCCAACTTAAAACAACGCTAGTATTTTCAGAACCTGTATTATATCCAATACCAAACGTTGTTTTATCAAATAAATAACCATCCTTCTTATAGTAAAACTTCTTATCCGTTAAAGTTTCACCCCTATCAGTAAGTGCTGAAACATAGAATGTATACCCACTTAACATTTTAGCAACACCTACATTCGTAAAACCTGTTATTCGTAAATTAGGTGTGTTTATTGTTGGTATATTTGTTTCAATTTCATTTGTAAAATACTTATCTTCCGTATTAGCTGTAAATGTATGTCCAATCACGTTACTTCTATGATACATAAGTGTTGGGAAACTAAATTTGGTTTTAGTTATAAACTCACCATATTCATTACCAACCGAATTATTCGTATAATGAATAATACCCATATTTTCAAGGTTATTTGGGTAGTTATTTAATAAACTTAAAGAACCTTTATAAACATCTGTTTTGTATGGACCATAACCTGTATTATAACCCATAGGATTTTTATTCCATACAATAGATAAGTTCCAAACCGGAACATCATACTGACTTAAAGTACAAGTTCCTGATAGATTTAAATTACCACTATCCCAATAAGCTGTCGGCGTGTTTAACCCATAATAATTCGTAATTGAATCTCCACTTGGGTAAACAAATATCCTAACCCTTGTATTAGGGAATGTATTTAATTTAGGTAATGATCTATCTAAAGACATAGTAAAATTAGCTCCTATTGTTCCTGTTACACCTGTAATTCTATACCATAAATAAGGTACTGAAGTTGTAACTGATGTTTCACCACTAAAACTAATTAATATTAAATCATTTCTAACAGGAATATAAGCATTCCCTGTTGTCGCAGTTGTTGCCGATATAGTTAAAGTATTAGTAAACTCCCTACTATTAGCATTTAATATTTGCTTATATAAACTAATTGTATTAAATGAAGAACCAGTAAAAAAACCTCTATTTTTAGCGGTATTTGTTATAATATTTTTATCTACATACTGATAATCAATAGTTTTGAAAAAGTTAGTAGGATCCGATTCATTAGGTATTAAAGGATATTTAATATCCGGATTATTATCTTTCGGTTTAAGTATATTAAGACCTGATGGTGTTGGGTAATTATAATTTATTTCACTATCACCTAAAGCAAAAAATTTATAATTTAAAGTACCTGACGCTAATTTATATCTACCAACATCTGTAATCTTAATGTTTAAGATTGGATTATTATTTTTAATAATATATGACATATCAATAAATATTAAGTTAATGGAAAAAATTTTATGTTTTTTAGTTTAACCTCATTACTACTTTTAAGTGAGAAGTTAACCCAAGTATTATCCTTAGTGTCACCAGAAAAATCAATTATTTCAGAATATTTTCCATTCTCACTAAATAAGTTTATTCTTTTATTATTTTTATAAAAATCACAACTAAAATCAACCCCATCGAGATTGAATTGAATGATGTTTTTAGTATTACCTGTTAATGCATAAGTTGTAATCGTATTATAATCAATCTCATTAATAGTTACACTGTTTACATTTATAACGTCAGATAAAGATGAATTATATAATGTCACAATTCCAGATGTTAGATTGACAGTAAAGGCAGTTGTTATATTATATGGATTATGACCGTCACAATTATATTCATATATTTTAGTTGAAAATATATCACCATCAAACATTTGAAAATTCACACAACTTAATGATTCAAAATTAACTATTATTTCATAATCATTCACCGGTAAACCGCTTATACTACTATTATCAGTATATGAATTACTAGCATCTAAAATTATACTACCAATATTAAATGTATTAGCTGTATATGGAATATTTTCAACGTAAACCCCCTCACCTATATCTAATTTAACTAAAACATTACCAAATAATGTAGTGGCAGTTGTAGTTGTTAAACCGGTATAATTAGGTAATCCATTAATTGTAAATGATTGTTTATTAAAATCAGCATATGAAAAATTATTATTAGTGATTGTAAAGCCACTAAAACCTGTGAAATTAGTTGATCCTGATAAGTATAAGTTATATTTATACCCTATATTATTAAAGTTAAAATCAACACCAAAACCTAAACCAGAAGTACCTCTATCAAAAAAACCATTTTTCCTTTCAATAAAATTGTTTGAATAATCAAACGAATCTAAAACTATATTATAAAATCTAGGCCACGAAATTAATGTTAATGTAGAACCACTATAATTAAAAACATTAGGGTAATGATTTGGGTTTAAAATATATCCATTAGAACTTTTATCTTTTCTTATATCACCACTTAAAAATATATTCATGCTTATAAATTATTAACAACATTATTAGATGTAAATACACTACTCTCATCAATACCTCTTTTATATACATATTTCTGAGTTTGAAACTTTGTATTTACTATCTTTTCACCTACAAATGATATAGTTGTAGCAGGAACAAATTGTTTAACTACATTTGACCAATAATCACCAATACTATCCAAATACTTTAATATATGAACATATCTAAAACCTGTAGTACCTGTAGCATTTAAATATTCTTCATACACTTTATATAAAGTAGGATATTCTGATATACCTTTTCTATTTCTTACATTTATTAATCTAGAATAAACATCATCTAAGAAATGTTGTAACCCTTGCGGAGTGTCATTCAACCATTGAGTAAACCAAGTGTTACCTGATAATGTCACATAATAATAGTTATACACATCATTTTCAATCGGTTTACTTAATTTTAAATTCAAATCAATAAACTTATTATTCATTATTAACCTCTCATCATTTGTCTCATAATTAGCATAACTCTCATCGGTATATTCTGATCTAACAACATCTGTTACACCAGACACAAACCAAACTTTCTTATTGTCTATCTCTTGTGTTATTTCATACCCATAATTTAACCCAGGAAACTTTTCAAAGTATTGTTGGTATGTTGGCATTTGATAATAAAAAGTATCGGTATTATCCAATATAAAGGGATAACCTTCAGTATCGACAGGTATTGTACTTGTGTCAATTATTGTACCTGTTTGTACTTCAGTTAAACTAATAACCGACTCTAACTCAGCAATATTAATCTTACCATCGGCTAAATACACATATTCATTCATTTCATATAAACTTTCAGGCGCTCCAATATATTCTAAAATAAAAGTTAAAGCCTTTCTCGTCCCTTTTGATTTAAACAAATAAGCCGAATTTAGAAATAATCGTCTCCAAAATTCTATATCTAATTCATATGGGGTTTTATTTTTAGTATTAGTAAGAACTTGTGTTGTATTAGAACCAAACACATTTGTTAATAAATCATTAGATCCATATATCGTATCAGCTTTCCAACCGATAGTTTCCGCTAAGTTTTTTATTAAATTATCGGCAGCATTATTTTTTTTATCATATGTAACAGTATTAGCAAAAGCCAAACCATCAATGTATTTTTTTATTTCATCAAAACTTCTACCGTAAACTTGTAACATTTTTTGTATTTTTTGATCAGGTGTGTCAAAATCTATGATACTATCAGAAACATAAAATCTAGCAATTAAATTGGATTTAATTTCATCTATATCGTTACCAATATCTACTAATGTAGTTATGTATTGTTCTAAATAATTTAAATTAATATTTGGATTATAACCATAAAAATAGGTTTCCCAAGTTATAGATGTGGTGTCATCCACCAATGTATCATCTACATATCTACGATAATTAAATGTTGCCGTATATAATGGTGTCGAATCTCTATTTAATAAAAATTGTTGTATTTCATCAAATTGTTTAAACGTATTTTCTCTCTCCAAATAGTTTGGTTTAATTAAAAAATTCGCTGTTGATGCTGAAAATATATTACCATTTACACTTATAGTTAAATAAGTATCATCTGTCGTTAAACCCACTAATGGGTTTTCTTGGTTATTATATTCTATTATAAACTTATCATAATATTTAATAAGATTTCTTAATGTTCCACCAGTAGCACTAGTATCTAATAACCCATCACTAGTTAAAGTAATATTATATGGGTTATAAATAAAACCTATAGGTATTTGAAATTGTGTGATGTTTGTTGATGAATTATATGTTAAACTATATAATGCTTGGTTGTAATAAATACCTGCCGGAAAATCAGTAATAATACCATTTACAGCAGATCTTAATCTTTCAGCCAATGATCCATAATTAGCGTAATTTGTAATGTCCGAATAATTAAAGTTTATAAAAATATTTAGATTGGTGTTAAATCCGTTTGTTTGGTAGTTAAATACCGTAGGATACCCTGCCATAGGTAAGATACCTTGTGATGTCTCTAAATTAGTTGTTATACTAAAATCACCAAAACTGAATAATGGAGTTCCTTTAGTTGATTGTAAACCAACTAACCTATCCCCAAATACAGATGAACCATTTCTAAATTGTTTAGTTGCCATTATCCTATTATATTAGCTCTACTATCATTAAAATCTATATTATCCCTTAATCTTCTAATCTCATAATTAGAATCGGTAAGAGTTACTTTTTGTTCATATAAATCGTATTGTTTATATATATTACCGTCAAAGTCGTATATTGTATATACACCATCATCCACATTCTTTACTTGTTCACCATACAACATATATGCCAATGTTTCTACATCATATTCAACCAAATCAACTTCAATGTTTACCGGATTGAAAAATGAATTAGTTAATTTAACCGTTTGGTTTGGTTGTCCAATAAAAGGAATTGCGTTAGGTCTAACACTTGGCGCTGCTGTTGGTGTTAAAGTACAGAATAATAAGTTACCACTATCACTATATCTATATCTAATAGATTTTTGACTGCTATCTGTTAAGTTTTGACTTATTGGTTCACATAAAAATGAAGATGTAATTACTTTAAAATAGTTTTGTAATAAACTACCATCTGAATTAATATATTCAACTTTATATCCAACTAAACCATTATTTATAAACTTATTTGTATATTCAGCCGGTGCTTGTGTAATATCAAATACCAAACCTTTAACATCAGGTGATGAACTTAATACACCGCAATCCAATATTCTAGTTCTTATTTCAGCAGGTCTAATATATATATTATATATACCTTTTTGATTAAAATTTGCCGATGGTAATGTAAGATTATACATACCACCTAATATTTCATTAGTATTACCACCTGTATCTGCTGTATTAAAAACAGGGGCTATTATATCAATTGCATTTAACTTAGTAATTGTAGGCGCCCCAATAAAATCCCTTGTTGGGATATATATTGAAAACACTTCCATATCTGAAGGACTCGCATTTGATGGTTTAACCGTTCCAAAAGTACTCATATCTTATAAATATTGATTTAATTATTTTTCTTGTTCTTTTTTTACTTTAAAGAAATTATTATCATACACACTTATATCATCAACCGTATTTATATCACAAAACTTAAATATCGGTTCAAATACATTATTATCACCCCTTAAAATAAAGGCGTAATTATTTATTTTAGGTTTTTCAACAATACCTACCAATATATCCCTTTTAGTTATAGCCGTAAAAGTTAAATCATTTACACCTAAGCCATTAGGTGTGTATTGATAAAATGTTGTTACACCAGTAGTTGCCGAATATTCATAAAAATATAAATCAGTATTACCTGATTGTTTAATAATATATAATACAGAACCATCAACCTGATTTGTTTTACTTATAACCTGTTTACCTGCCGATACTGAACCAACATTTACAGTTTTTCCAGTTCCATATGTAATAAACTCAAATAAAGTACTTTCAGTTAAACCTTGTGTTGTTGTCCCTGTTACTTGTTTAGCGTAATAATCAATTGTATTAGGTAGTGTTGATGTTCCTAATGTGGTATAATTACTATCCACAGTATATGACGTATTAAAAAGAGTTGTTTTATAAATATTTACACTACTACTACCTGAGATGTATAAATCATACCTAAAACCAGGATAAGTCCAATTTAAACCAATATTTGGACCCAAACCTGAAGATCCCCTATCATACCTCAATATTTCATTACGCTTTAAAAAGTTATTATTACTATCAAAAGCATCTAAATAAAAATTAAAATATCTACTAGTAAATGACGATGATGACCCTAAATTAATAGCGGTTAAATAATTACCAATATGAACAGTTTGACAAGTTTTTGTAAAACCAGCACTATTTCTGGCGGTTAAACATACTGTATATGCGGTAGGAACACTTGAATATAAAATTGGTGGATTTTCGGTAGATGCTGTTAGTACATTTTGCACATCCCAAAAGTAAGAAAATGTGGGTGCTGTAGATGTGTTTACAATACTAACCGCAGTTGTTCCACTTGGATACGCAACAAAGTTTATATCACCCAACAATTGTTTAATATCCCAAGCAACATTATCATATACACCAATTTCTCTGGTATCTACATCTAACATAAAAGGTATTTGTATAATACCATTACTAATATTTAGTGTATTACCCCTAACCGGTAGTTGTAAACTACTAAATTGATTTGTACTTATTTTTATCTCTATCTTTTCCATTATAAAGTGTTTGGTGGTGGGAAATTAGTTGATTCTTGATTTGTAACCCTTATATCTGTTATAATTTTTTCATACATAGGTATTACCGTAGTCCCACTAACACTAGGGTTTATATCAAAAGATAAGGTGTTTGGGTTGTATAACCTAATACCATATGTTTTTGTTGATGAATTAAGGTTTAATTTTATAAATGTGTAATTATCGGTAAATTGGGTTCTATAAAAAATTGTACCATCTTTATCTGGATTTAATATATCACTTGTCGTAGATCCTGATTTTGTAATCATTTGAATGGATTTACCTGTTTTTGGATTATAAAAGGCAACTTGTAAATAAATTTCAGTTAAATCAGTACTTTTTGGTAAATAAATATTATTACCTAAAGTTTTATTATACCTATCCAAATTGATATTTGGTTTTCTTATTGAATCATAGGTAACACCTTTCGGTATTGAATAAAAATTAGCAAAATTAGGGAATATACTTAACACAGATGAGTAATTTATAGCGTTGTACCCAACCAGGTTAAAATTTGTTTCTTGCGTTTCAGATGTAAATATTAATTTATTATAATAAAACTGATCATACCCTGTCGTAGTTGATTTAGCGCTAATTAATATTCTATCTACTTGTTTTCTATTAGAAATATTATTACTACTAAAATAAGTAAATATAAATTGAGCGTTACTGATGGCTTGATTTGTAATAGGTTGTAAATTAACCTCACGTATTGATTTAAAATTACCACCACCAACATTTATAGTCCAACCATTACCATTATTAGTCCCAATAATTTGATTTTCCACAGGTGAAAGGTTAGTATTATCTCTGAGTGTATTCGCATAAGAATTAATAAAATACCCACTACCTGAATTAAAAACATTTTGTTTAAAGTAAGGATAAAAAGGATTGTTTTCACCAACACTTTCATCCCCACAACAAAAGAAATTAAATTGGTAATTTAAATCATTACCTTCGTATTGATATAAATCAACCTCAAAATCTACAACAGGGTTTATATTTCCCAAACCTTCACTTTCAACCCAACCCCTAATTAAATCCCCTTTATCGTCAGTAAAGTTTACTGTAAAGGGTATATTTAACGTTTTCGTTTGTTCAGTATTTCTTATCTCCATTTTTAACAAATATCTATATCATTTATTGATTGTAAAGTACCTAAACCACCACTACTAAAATTATAATTCGGGTTATAACTTAAACTTTTAATGTTACCGTTTGTCGGATTCCAATACCTACTTCTAAACGGTAAAATAATATCATTATATACGTAATGTCTACCATTTAAAAATGGGAAATTAGTGCCATTATCAGAATCATCAATTTCACCATTAGGTATTAATTCCCTCCACTCCCATAAATTGTTAACGTCATTGAATACAGCCCAACTTTCTTTATCTTCAATATTTGGACTACTATAAATTGTATTAGTGAAATATTTTAGTTTTATTGGGTGTAATAAATCAGTTTTAGTATACGTTGATGTAGTAGCACTAAATAAAGTTGAGCCGCTATAACCATATTTATCTTTTAATTTAAATAAATAACTAGGTATTTGTAGTACATATGTACTCAACTCTCTTTCATTATATTCAACAATATCACCAAATATAGTATCACCAATATTAATATTGTCAGATATAGATATCTTAGTTTCATCAGTATCTAAATAGTAAACCACAAAATGTTCAAATAATAAATCACTTTTCTTAACCTTATAATCATTACCATAATATTGTAATGTTTCCAACGGAACCGCACTATCTATCGGAGTGTTTGAAAATGTTGCATTGTCTATTGTCGCATATAATCCACCTTGTTCATAATTAACGATGTTTGCTGTTATTAAACTATCAGTAGCCCCTGTTCTAAATAAAACTGAACTACCTATAGGAAAATTACTTAAATTGTTATCTATGTATATCATAGAATAATTAGGTAATATATAGCTTTTAGCCACCTTAGAACCGAAAACATTAGATAATAAAGGTTTAACCCCCATAAAACTTATAATATTGTTAGGATAATTATTACCAATAGGTTTTTTAGTATACTGACTAAATAATGAAAATAACCTATCTTTATCATAATTAAAATCATCACCTTTTCTATATATGATAGATTCAGTTAATGACGATAAACCTAAAGATATTGTTTCAAAATCAGTAAACTGAATATGTTCACCAATATTTAAATCATCCAAACATTTAAAAACCGAAACATCGTCACTTAAAAAAATATCATTATTTGTTAAACTACCGTCACGGTAAGTATTTGTTAACCCAGACGTCATCAAACCTAAACCATACTGAGGTGTATTATGTAGCGATGTTCCGGTGATAAAAAAATTAACATTATTAACTAATAACTCATCAGATATAAACCCATTCCTACCCCCATAAAATTCATCATAAAAAGAATTCTTTTTTTTAGTTATAGTGTGATTAGTTGTAATTAATGTGTTTTTTTTCTTAAAAAAGAAAGATATTTCAGTTACAGGATTACCATTTTCATCTAATAAATTACTCAAATCAACTTCACCTTTATTAGTTAAAAAATAATTATTATTACCAAAACCATTTTTACTTAGAGGTGTGGTTAAAGTATAGTTATCACTATTTTCAATAACCTTATATTTCCTAATATAGTATTGAGATAAACTACCAATATCTGTTGGATTTATAAACCTTTTGAATTGTATATATTGTCCAGTAAATCCACTTAATTTAACCGTAAATAATTTAGATGTATTACCGTTATTATTACTACCCACACTAACTATTGGAAACACACCAATATCTTTTATAGTTGTCCCTGACACTGTTTTTACCGATATGTAATCACCCACAGATAAATTATGATTAAAATAGGAATTAAACACATTATTGGTAGATGCACTTATTTCAAATGACGTAAGTGTAGAATTGTATTTCGCAGGTATCCCATCACTAACTTTAAACGTATTAGTAATACCACTTTCTATAATATTTAAATTAATATTATTTTCCCTATCATAAGAATACATAGAATACATATCCCAATTAACAATATTCTCATTAACATACTCTAAATGTTGTTTAGAAAGGACTACAGAATCATAATAATCATCATACGATAATAATTTTTGTGTTCTGTATTGATAGGGTTCTTTTTGAACTATTTTATAATTAACAATACCCTTAAAAGCATATGTGTTTGTGTAAGCAGATATAATTGTATTTGGTGTAAAAATGTATGGGTTATTTGACGATGGTGAAGATATAAAATTATTACTCCAACCATAATAATCCCTATAACTAACATTCGGAGTTAACAAACCATTACCTGATACAGTTGTTGCACTTAATTCATATGAATCCGGCCATATATTTAACCAACAATATTGCTGATAAGCCCTTATATTTAAACTATCACCTAAAGCCATTGTTTCAGGTAATCCCATAAAACCAGCAACAGAATCATAACCATAGCTCGTTTTTAAAAGCTCACTACTAGTCATAGTATTACCATTCTTAATTGTAACAAAAAAAGAATATGTTTTATATTTAGGTATTTTTACTGACATAGACCCCCTAAATGTTGATAAATTAGTTCTTAACACATTTGATTGTGTGAAATTAGCTTCCGTTGTTCCTGATAAAAAAGCACCTATATTAATCCAACCTGTTGAAGCACTAACAATGATAGGATTACCTGGACTATTGGTGTAATTATCAACATCATATGAACCATCACGTTTAATATCAGTCGGTAAATACCAATAATCAATTAACTCAACTAATCTTTCTGAACCTATTGTTGTTAAAGGTGATATATTATTAACGATTATATCATCATATGGTGCAGTTATACTAAAAATTAAAGATTTGGCAGTGTATTGATTATTATTAGGATCATTATCCACAACATTTGTATTCCCAACCACTTTTATTGGATCATATAAAAAATCAATATTACTTAAATAACTGTCAAATGAATTCAACCCTTGTGCGTTACCATAAAATGAGTTAGCAAAGAGTTTTAAACCACTTACAGTAATAACTCTATATTCTAAATTACTTCCGTTAGAACTAGATTCTTCAATCTCCATTTTTATTGTTTCACCAACATTCAATGTAACACCACTTGTAACTATATTATTTGATGTCGGTAAAGTAGATAATGGACTAATGTTACCACTAAAAATTACTTGTGAGAAAACTGTTTCAGGTGTAGTTGCATCATTTTTTATAAAATTAATTTTTACTACAAAATCTTCGGCAGATGCACTAATATTCTTTAAATTAATCCTTGTTGTTGACCCAAAAGAATAAGTAGTTAACTCTTGAGCTGTATAACGATAATTTAAAATATCATATCCACTCGGATTAGAATCTTTTACTATAGTATTAAACGGTATTACCTGATTAGTACTTAATCCAACAAATGCGGTATTAGTGAAAATCCCAACATTAAAATTTCTATTATCATTAGGGTTATTTATTTCTTGTTTGTTTATATAATAATTAGTGTTAAACTCCTTATAATAGTCATTTATAAATGGATTGTTTATACCATTACTATAATACATTCCACTAACCCTCAAATAAGTTCTAAATAAATTAGAATCACGCCTTTCAAATGTGAATTGTTCATTTGAATTAATAGTGTAGTTATATAAACCCTCAATTGAATTTTTTTCTTTACTTTGAAGGTTTATTCTTAACTGGTTATCTCTATCCGGAGCCCCAATATATTTTCTATTGGGTATTAATATTTTTTTATTTTCCATTTATTAATTTATTTCGTTATATATGAAGTCCCTTAACTTCCAGAATTGATTACAAAAGAAATAATAATTTGTTACGTTATTATCATAAGGATTACGTTTTTGAGAATGTTCAACAATATCAAATATCTCATCAGTTATAGGATATAACATTAAATCCATTTCACTTAATTTAGGTGCGTTAACACCACCATTATTAGTATCAAAAATATCCTTGAGTGTTTCAATCGCATAAAATGTATTATCGTATTTATTCGCTTCAAATGTAGGTAGATACATATTACCAACAATCAATGGAAATACATTTCCTGTAGGTACTTTATAAAACTTTATTGATACATTATCTAAACGACAATTCATTCTATAAGAAAGAAATGATGTTTGTATCCTGAAGTACACAATATCATCATCACGTAAATCGTAATTTTGATCTATCGTAAATGTTACTCCCAAATATTTCCATTGTGAACCAACCCCAACAGAATTAGAAAATTTATCCAACACTATATTCACACCATTACGATACAACATTATTGAAAGTGTATGTACAGAGTTAGTACCTTTTCCCAATAACTTAAAATCAATTCTACCTTTAATTTTAAAAGTACCAGCATTTCCATTATTAACTTTAAAGTAACTATTTGTAGTCCCACCAAAACCCCAACTACCAATATTATTATTATTAAAATAATCCACAAAATCAAAACCCGTATTATTACTTCCAACTCTACCTATTGTGCCGTTAGGGTATAATCCAGTATCTAAATCACCTGTTTTTTGAAATGCTATATCATACCCATACGGACCATCATCATCTAATGGTAGCACATTCGGTCCTAATTTACTATTAGGTGAATTTATAAGAATAGTACTAATAAAAGAAACTAATTCTATATCACCACTTAAAGGTTTTGTTGAGTATAAATTAGGTAATGGTGAATACATACTTTTTAATAAAATATCACTGTATTTTAAATCATTTTCAATATTTAACGCAGAATTATAACCACCATTATTTTCAATATTTAACGCAGAATAATAACCATACTTTGTCCATTGACTTGCTATCGTATATATATTACTACGTCTATTCTCATAATCCCAATTTAACTCCGCACCATTCCTATATCTAGTACCAACATCTTCATTAGGGTATGGATAATATGTAGGATCTATCGAATTATAATAACCATTAGGAAACGGTGAGTGAGGATAGTATTGTGCATTATATTTAATGTCATATTTAGTAACCGTAGTTAATCCTGTAGATCCATCCAATCCAATTTGTTCGACTAAATCAGCACTATTATTTAAATTAAATCCAATTGCCGATGCTCTAGTGTATGTTCTACCGTCATTCAAATTAACACTAACTTGATCATTGGTATAAATCATTAAACAATAAGGTGTTTTAGTACAAATTCCAGTTGGGTTACTAGTAAAATCATCATTTGTTTTATACCAATTACCTTCTTCATCTATATTATATCTATCCCACTTACAAGGGATAACAGCGTAAAATGATCCATCAAGAAATACATCAGCGGAGACATCAGGGTTATCAACATCATAACCGTCAAGTAAAAATGAAACCTTACCACCCATATTTTGTTTTGACGTAGCTAACGCAATATTATTAATGACATACGTTGGCTCTATTGAATTAAAAACACTATAATCAGAATAGAATGAACCTATTATATAATTACAAGGTTGATATTTATAGTCTAATTTATAGTCGTATCTATTAATACCAATTTCACAAATATCGTTATCACCAAAAAAAGATTTAACTTGTACTTGAGCACCTCTTGATATTAAAGTTCCGCTAGAATTAACACTTTTATTATCATTAGGAGTTTGTTTTTGTATTACAGACACATTATCACCTGTTTGATTTTTTACACCAGATCCACCACCAAAATTACTAAGAGTTGCACCTGTTACAATAATTGCGCTACCACCACCTCCACCACCTTCACCACCTCCAACACTTCCAAATATATTTCCAACGTTAATGGTTTGGCCTTTAGTAGATCCTGTAACTATTTGTCCTCCATTAGCTGTTTTAGGTGATAGATTTACTTGTTGATCCGATTTAAAATCACTTTTATTTTTTTGACCCGTAGCTAATTGTTGAGCTGGTGTTGTACTTAACGAACCAGCGTCAGTGCTATCAAAGTTCATTAATAAATCACCACTACCTAATGGAACACCAACTAAAACATAATCACCGTTTTTATTGGTTGATGTTACATATTTAAAATATTTTTTATAGACATATTCTAACGCAGAATTAGCCATAACTTCATCTTCACTTGGAAAACCACCGACAGGATAATGATTTTTATTTACCTTATATTTAGGTAGTAAAGGGTAATCTGAATTAACAATACTATTATAAATGGTACTAATTAATACGTTATTTGAATCGGTATCATCTAAAGGTATAATATAACCAATTTTAACGTTTTCCATCGGAAAATTATTACTGTCAACAACCCTACCTATAATAACACCCCAATCACTACAAGGATTAGGATAAACATCCGTTCCGTAAATACTTAAAGTTAAGACATCAAGAATATCAAAATCTTGTTCCAGATTTACTTTTAAGTATTGATTTTGATCGGGAAGTATTTTAGTTTTAATTCTATATTTCATTATATATATAAATAAAAGATTTTCAAAAAATATAAATAAATATATTTATTGTTATGGCTAGTATAGGTATATTTTTTCCATTCACAGAAAGTGAAACTGAATTTATTAAACAAACAACTACAACTAATGACGAAATACGTTCATCATTAACACATTTATTATTAACCAATAAAGGTGAAAGGTATTATAAACCAGATTTTGGAACAAATCTTAGAAACTTTATTTTTAATCCAAATGATAATACAACATATGAAGCTATGAGAGAAGAAGTAAAAACTGCTGTTAGTAGATATTTCCCACAATTACAAATAACAGATATAATAATAAACGCAAACCCAAATAACGAAAGAAGTGTAAATCTTCAAATTAAATATATAAATAATGCTTCAATATTTGGTAAGCAAGATACAATTAATATAACAATATAATGGCAGAAAGAAAAATATCATACGCAGAACGTGAATTCACAGGTTTAAGAAATGAACTTATTGGTTATGTTCAAACTTATTATCCTGATTTAATCACTAATTTTGGTGATGCTGGTTTATTCTCAGTATTAGTGGATATAAATGCAGCCGTTGCGGATAACTTAAACTTCCATATCGATAGAAGTATTCAAGAAACTTATCTTCAATTCGCACAACAAACTAATTCAATCTATAACATCGCTAGAACCTATGGTTTAAAAATACCAGGAAATAGACCTTCAGTTGCCGTATGTCAATTTAGTATAAATGTCCCTGTTGATGGTGATAAAGAAGATGTTAATTATTTAGGTATACTTAAAGCAGGGACTAAAATTAGTGGTGGCGGTCAAATATTTGAAACAATAAATGATATTGATTTTTCTTCAACAATAAACTCAAATGGTGCTCAAAATAGATTAAAATTACCTATTTTTGATACAAATAATAAAGTAGTTTCATATCAAATTATTAAAACTGAAATCGTTGTAAACGGTGAAACAAGAACACTTAGACAAATTATAAACCCATCTAATGTTAGACCATTTTTTCAAATTATTTTACCTGAAAGAAATGTTCTTTCTGTTAGTTCAATAGTTGTTCAAGATGGAACATCAATTACTACAATACCTGAAGATTCAGTATTTTTTGATGATAATCAAAGATGGTTTGAAATGGATGCATTAGCCCAACAAAGAGTTTTTATTGAAGATCCTAACCTTCCTATTGTTGATGGGATTAGACAAGGTAAATGGGTTAAAACAAATAAAAAATTTATTACGGAATATACACCAGAAAACTTTATGATTATCACATTTGGTGGTTCTGAAACAGATAATGATGCAATAACTCAATTTACTTTAAATGAGTTTAATATTGATTATAATGAACTAACTAATAACCCTGTATTAGGTTTAACACCAAAAGCAAATACCACAGTATTTGTTAAATATAGGGTAGGTGGAGGACAACAGTCAATCCTTAACCCTAACACCCTTACAAGAATTACATCATCTAATTTTTTAGTTAATGGACCTAACTCAACTATTAATACAGCTGTATCTAATTCGTTAAGTGTAACAAATGTCACCTCTTCATTGGGTGGGGCGAATCAACCAACAATAGAAGAAGCTAGAAACTTTATAGGTTTTAATTTTGGAGCTCAAGAAAGATGTGTAACTCTTGAAGATTACGACTCACAAATATTTAAAATGCCGGGTAAGTTCGGAGCACCATCTAAAGTTAGTGTTACCAAAACAGGTAATAAGATAAATGTAAATATTCTAACTACAG